GCTAGTGATGTAGGATTAGGAAATGTGAACAACACTGCTGATACTGCTAAACCAGTTTCAACCGCACAACAAACTGCTTTAGATTTAAAGGCTAATCTCGCTAGTCCTACATTTACAGGAACGGTAAGTGGTATTACTAAAGCAATGGTAGGATTAACCAATGTTTCAGATATAACTACTGCTGCTATTAGAGCAGGTGTAACTCATTCAGATGTAGGTACAACTGCTTCTGATGTAGGTTTAGGGAATGTAACTAATGAAAGTAAAACTACTATGTTTGACGACCCCACGTTTACAGGGGATATTACTATACCTAATGGTGGTAGCACTCAAAACTTAGTTACTGCTCTAAATCTTAATACTGCTAAGAATACATATCCATCAGCAGACGCTACGAAAGTAGGACACCTTACTGTTAATTCTGCACTTAACCTAAACACAATGTCTAGTAATATAACGACTAATGCGACTAACATAGCAACTAACGTTACTGCGATAGGTCTTAATACTGCAAAAGTTAGTTATACTGATGCTTCTGCTGTTTCTACTAATACTGCTAAACTAACTGCTAACGCAACAAATGTAACTGCTGCTTTGGTTGCTTCTACTAGTATTGATAATGATGACAAAACAACAATATTGAGTAATATTGGTGCGGGTACAAGTTCTTTAGCATTAGGAACAACATCTAGTACTGCTCTTGCAGGTAATACCGCAGTTGACAATGTAAGCGTAGCGAATCTTTTAGCAAGAGCAGATGATTTAACTACTAATCAAGCAACTGCATTTAGAACCTCTATTGGTGCGGGTTCTTCTGTTGATAGTAATGACTATGTTGATGCTGCTTCTTTTAGTAGCGGTACATTAACAATAGGTAGAACAGGAAGTTTAGCAGATTTAACTGTTGATATTTCGGGTGTTAATACAGACACGAATAAATTTTTATCAGGATTATCTCTTAGTGGTTCAACTATAACGGCAACTGTATCGGGTGGAACTAATCAAACTTTGGATATTTCTAGTGTTAATACAGATACAGTCTATGCTCTCACCAACGATTTAGCAGCATCAGAAATAACAGCAATACAAAACATAGGAGCAACTACAATTACAGCAGCACAATGGGGTTATCTTGGTGCTGCATCCGGTTCAATAACAAATACAGATTCAAATGTTTCTAAGGTAAACCTTTCAACAGTATTAGGAAGTTATACTGGTGATGATACTTTAAACATTGGTGATTCAGGTAATGATACCACTATTAATATCAAAGGTAATCTAAATGTTCTGGGAACAACAACTACTTTAAATAAGACAGAAATAGATGTTCAAGATGCTTTAGTATTCAGTTATGATACTGATAGTGGTGATGAAAAAACTACACTTCGTATTACAGAACCTACTGCAAATAGAACAGTAACTATACCCGATGCTGATTTTACAATCCCTACTCAAGATACCACATATTCAGCCGCGACAACAAGTGCGGCAGGGTTATTGACATCTGCTCATTTTGACATACTAGATGATGTAACTACAATTGGTGAAAAAATAGTTGCTACTACAAATCCTAACAATAATACTAATGGGTTATTAAAATTAACAAATACAAATGGGACTCTTAGCACAAGTTTAGATACTAATACATATCTAACTTCTGTTGTTTTAGGTGCTAGTAATATAACAGGTGCAGCAAATCTAGACTCTCTTGCTGCGGGTGATTCATTCGTAATACATGATACATCTAACTCTGCTCTCAGGGAAATGACTGTTGCTCAATTAACAACTTATCTTAACAGCACTTCTGTATTAACTAATCTTGCACCTATTGCACAATTAACTGCTAGTGAAATTAATGCAATGACTATTGATGCTGATACTGTATCTACTTTTACTGTTGGAAAGAATGTTCCGTCTAATGCTGTATTTACTGATACAAATACTACTTATACAGCAGGTAGCGGTTTATCATTAAGTGCAGGTAATGCATTTACTCCCGACTTAGCGGCAACAGATATTCCCAATCTAAACGCTGATAAAATTACTGACGGAACTTTCGGAACAGACAGAATTGCTGATGATGCAATAACAGAAGATAAGTTAGCAGATACATTACTCGCGGAAATAGATGCTAATACTCTTAAAACTATTCGCACTCAAGAAGAAATAGAAGATTTTGTAGGGGGTATGCTTGACGGAACAGAAACTTTCATTACAGTAGGATATGATGATGTTAATGGAAATTTAGACTTTGTTGTTCCTGTCAAAGATGAAGATGCTATGACCTCTAATTCAGCAAACCATCTTGTTACTCAACAATCAATAGTATCATATGTTGGAACTCAAATTTCAAATCTTGTTGATTCATCACCTGATGCATTAAATACTCTAAACGAATTGGCTGCGGCTTTAGGTGATGATGCTTCATTTTCAACCACTATGGCTACTTCTTTAGGGAATAGATTGAGAGTAGATGTTAATAATCAAAGTTTAAACTCAACTCAACAAACAAATGCATTAGCAAACTTAGGTGCTACTAATGTAGGAATTAAAGCGTTTCATATTGCAGACCCAAGCACAGGTTCAAACGGTCTTTTAAGATTAGGTAAAGATGGAAGTGGTGTTTTTAGTGCTACTTTAGACACTACAATAGGAACAGCAGGTTCAGTTACTAGTGGTTTGTTGGCTAATGATGCTGTTACCTTTACAAAAATGCAAAACATTGGTGCAGGTGAAACGGGTAATATCTTCTTAGGAAGACTTGCCGCAACAGAAGGTGTAATAGGAGAAGTATATGCACCAATGATTTCAGTAATTACTGCCGCGCATTCTACTGCGGCTAGAACTGCTTTGGGTGCTTCTACTTTTGGTGCAGAAGTATTTACATTAGCAGATACAGGTGCAATAAGATTTCTTAGAATGGATGCCGATAATGGTGTTTCAGCGTTAAGTGCTTCGGACTTTAGAACTGCTATTGGTGCATCTGCTAGTGGTGCATCTAACTTCGGTGTAGGAGATATTACAGGTGCTACGGCATTAACAACAGGACTTGCTGATACGGATGAATTAATTCTTAATGATGCAGGTGAAAATAGTGGTAGTGGCGCATTAAAGAGAATGGATATATCAGTTCTCAAATCTCATGTGTTAAGTGGTATAGAAGCGGGTGCTGATGTTACAGATACAGCAAATGTTACATCAGCAGGTGCATTAATGGATAGCGAATTAACAGCAATTGCTCATGTTAAAGCATTAGACCAATCTGTTATTAGTGGGGCAACACCTACATTTACAACTACTAATTTTACAAGTGGAACTGATAAGAACCTAATAACAGATGCTCAACTTTCATCAATTGGTGATATTGCTGCAAATACTGCTAAACAACCTACTGATGACCCTGCCTTTACTGGTAAACTAAAAGTTACAGGCACTTCTAGTTCAGACGGGCTACTTGTTTATGATGATATAAATACAGACGATTATTTAAGAATAACATCAGATACTACTAGTAATGTTCATAGGTCATATATTGCTAATGAAACAGGTAGTACTGGAACATTCGGTTCTATGGAAATTATTGGTGGCGATAGAGTATTGATAGGTAGTGCCGGACTCGGTGCAAACAAAGGAACTTATTTTTGGCAGGGATATGAAGGAGGAATAGCCCCATATCTAAGATTAACAACCCCTACTTCTAGTGGAACAATAGGAACTTCTGATGCTATTATAATGCCCGCAGTGGATGGAAAGGAAATTATCTTTCAACAATATGACGGTACAGAAGTAGCAAGAATAAAAGATAATGCTACCTTTGATATTCCCGATAGTAAATTATCTATTGCGGGTACTGCTGTTACTGTTAGTGCTACTGAATTAAATCTATTAGGCGGTTTAACTAGTATATCTTCTGCTCAAATAACGACAGAACAGGTTCAAGATATAGTAGGTGCAATGTTTGCTACTAATACTGAAACAGGAATAAGTGCAACCTATGCAGATGGCGGTGTAGGAGCAGGTAAAATAAATTTAGCAGTTGGTACTGCTCCAACTGCAACTGCACTGGAAACAGCAAGAACAATTAGCGGAGTATCTTTTGATGGTTCTGACAATATAATCTTAGTTACAGATAATACTGATAACACTAACTTCCCTGTTGTTTTCGCAAACGAAAGCACAGGTGCATTACATGATGATACAGGGGCTTTAAGATACAATCCAAGCACAGGAACATTATTAGTTCCTAATTTGAATGTAGCGGGTACAACAACACAAATAGACACAGTAACTATGGAAGCGGCTAATGCTATTGTCTTTGAAGGGGCTACTTCTGATGATTATGAGACTACATTAACTATTACTGACCCTACTGCTGATAGAACTATTACTTTACCTAATGCTAATGCGTTTTTAATTGGGAGAGACACTACTGACATACTAACAAATAAAACAATTGCTATATCACAAGTAACTGAACTTTCTAATTTAACAGCATCAGAAGGAGAGCAGTTAGAAAACATTGGTACTGCAACAATTAATGCGACACAATGGGGATATGTCGGTGCTTTAACTGCTAATAAAGTAATAGATTGGACGAGTAGTAGTGCGGGAACAATTCATTCTTCTAATTATACAAACACTACATATTCAGTAGGTGATGGTGGTCTTACAGAAAACGACTTTACTGATGCGTTAAAATCAAAATTAGATAATATTGCTGAAAATGCTAATAATTATACTCATCCTACACATGATGGAGATGATATAGATATTGATACAACATTATTATCGGGTGCAACTGTTATTTCAGATTTAGACCTCAATATAACTACTGATACATTAGGACACGTTACAGATGCTAATGCTACAATAGCCACAAGAAACTTAACATTAGCAGACTTAGGTTTTACAGGAGATGCTGATGCTACTGATGATTTAACTGCGCCAGAAATTAGAACTTTAGTTGGAACAGGTAATGGTGGTGTTTTGCCATCAGCAGGTACAACAGGACATTTCTTAAAGCATGATGGAACATTCGGAGCATTACCTGCTAAAATGGCCTTTACTGTAAGAGACAGTTCAGATACAGATGTTCTTATTCCTGATGGTAGATTTATTAAGTTTAATGAAGGTAATGGTTTAGATATTACCTTTACAGATGTAAGCACAGGAGATACAGGTACTCCATTCGAATTAACTTTGAAGGTTGCTGATGATGGTATAGGAGCAGACCAATTAAATGTTAGTGGTAATGGTAGTAGTGGTGACGCATTATTATCAGATGGTGATGGTTCTTTTAGTTGGGGTACTGCGGGTGATGCTACATTAGCAGGTACACAAACATTTAGTGGCGCTAAAACATTCACAAGTGATGTTAATTTGGATAATGCGGGGTTAAATATAAATAATCAATATTCAAGAATTAATTTTAAGAAAGACGCTACAAATAACGCTGTTAATAATGGTGCTATTTTCTTCTATAATTCTAGTGATAGTATTAGAGGTGCAATAAATTATATGTATTCATTAGATAGACTAGGCTTACAAGCAGGTGGGGATTACCAAGTCTATCTTCAAGATGGTAAGTTATATCCGGCAACTGATAACGATGTTGATTTAGGTACTTCATCTCTCAAGTTCAAGGATTCTTTCTTTGGATTAGTTGATGCTGAAAACTTCAAAGTAAATGGAGGACAAGGTTCTGACGGCCAAATCCTAACTTCAACAGGAAGCGGTGTTGCTTGGGAAGATGCCGCAGGTGGCGGTGCTTCTGCTCTTAATGGTTTAACAGATGTAATTAGTAACATTACTAACTTTACAGATAGTATTCTAATTTCTCCTGATAATGCTGCACCTCCACATGGCACACTAAGTAGTGCCAATGACAATTTAGGGATAGGTAAGGATGCACTTAAAACATTAACAAGCGGTACGAAAAACGTAGTTATTGGTAACTATGCCGGAGATGCTTTGACAACTAATAGGGAACTTGTGTTGATTGGATATAATGCAGGTTCGTCATTAACAGGAAATAAACACGAAACAGTAGTAATTGGTTCTAATGCGCTGTCTGAATCAGCAGACTCAAGTAGCACAGTAGCAATAGGACAAAGTGCAGGTCAATATGCTGAGGGCTTTAACAATGTAATGGTTGGAAACAGTGCAGGTAAATACTGGCAAAATACCGGCCTTAATTCTCAAAAGAATGTATTTATTGGTAGTAGTGCTGGGAATAGAGGAACAGTTAATGGTGAACAAACATGGGTTACTGCTATTGGCGCAGATGCCGGTAATAGAACAGCGATAGGGTCTTATTCAACAATTATAGGTGGTGGTGCAGGTCAATGGACTCGGGGGGAAAGTAATACATTTATTGGTCAGTATGCAGGTCAGGGAAATACTAACGTAACTACATCTTCTAATAATAATGTAGCAATAGGTAGAATGGCCTTGTATGGTCATCAAATGACATCTTCAGGTAATAACGTAGCAATTGGGCCTTCAACGTTGTATAATACTACAACAGGTTCTTTGAATATTGCTCTTGGTAATAGTGCCTTAAATGATGTAACATCAGGCAACAACAACATAGGTATAGGATTCGGTGCGGGGGATTTAATAACAACTGCTGATAAAAACATTACAATTGGTTATGATGCCGGAAATAATATTACAACAGGTTCTAACAACGTAGTTATTGGTGGTGCTGATGTGCCGTCTGCAACAGGTAATGACCAATTAGTTATCGCATCAGGTGATGGTTCGCCTACTTGGATTACAGGTGCTTCAACAGGTGTAGTAGATTTCCCTAATGGATTAACAAACAATGGTGTCGCAATAGAATCCGCATTTGAAACTATTACCGATGTAACAATAGGTTCAGGAACAAGTGGAACAACATCAGGAATATACTTCGGTGCTAACAATGAAGCAGGTATAGTTGCAGGTGAAGTTAGTAGCGTTTCAACAGCAAACGATGGATATATTGAATTAATGAATATGGATTTAGATTCATTTACAGGAGCAAGTGGATTACAGACAATAGAACTAACAATTCAGATAGAAGATGAAACTAACGAAGAGGTAGAATCTTTCAAGGCGTTAGTTCAAGCAACAGAAAAAACAGTATTGGGAACTACTGTAAGGGCAGTTAACTTTACTGAATGGGCTATATTGTTTGATGGCTCTGCAAGAATAGGAACACTGGCGGCAGATTATGATTCAAGTGACGATACTATTAGAATAAGGTATCAAAATAAACAAGGTACAACTGCAACCTTAACTGCAACCTTTTACGCAATTACAATGCAGAATAATACATGAGGTGATTAAATGGTAAGACAACCTTTTAGAAGAACAAAGAGTGATGGAACGATAGATGACGGAACAGGTGGTGGAGGTGCAAGTAAGAATGACCATTATGGAGCATCTATGAATGGAATATCTGCTTTTGGTACAGTAAAGTATAGAGTTCCTTCAAGAATGATGGGTATAAGGACTCAAACATTCAATGCGTGTTCTGCTATGAATTATGTTTCTATGATTCCAATGTGGTCTTATCAAGGAGGAACAATAGATTACATTTCAATGAGAGCATCAACTGCAAACAGTAATGCAATTATGAAAATAGGAATTTATGATTCTAAAGCGGCTGTTGGTGGTGCGCCTTACCCCGACAATTTGGTGGCTCAGACATCAATAACTTTCTCATCAACAAGCCCAATACTAGCACAATTAAAGAATGCCGCAGGTAATGCTAATCAGACTTATGAAATGGATGCAAATACTTGGTACTTCATAGGTTTAGTTTGGTCTAATAGTACTACTACTAATTTATACTGTAAACCTGCGGGTACTTTACCACATTATTTTGAGGATGGTTCAAATGATGTCTTTTGTAGTGTGTTAAGAGAAATAGGTAGTTTCGGTGAAAGTGCTAACACATTGGTTACGCAAACAAGCACAAGCACTAGTAACCAATCGTCAGTATTAAATGATATTACAGACCAAATAGGTGCTATTCCGTGGGTTAATGTAAGGGTGATAAATACATTCGGGTGATTAAAATGAAAGAACAAGTATTTCAAGACGGTGACGGTAATGTTACTAATATAGAAGGAGAAGATTGGACATGGGGAGGGATTAATCTTGAGAGAGAAGCATTTTTAACTTTTACAGACCAATTTATGTTAACAGATAGGTTTGCATTATATACTACTGAACAACAACAAGAGTTGTTAGAATATAGACAAGAGTGGAGAGATATTACAGACTACTTTGATGTAGATGATGAATCTACGGGGGCTAATGAAGCGGCAGATAATTTTCCGGTTTTACCTGAGTGGTTAATCTAAACCTAAAGAAAGCATTATTAGATTTCCCTGCTACGCTTGCTACAATAGTGGGGGATGAATTACCTTTGGGATTCGGACAACACTATCCCGATGCACCGACATGGATGGATTAAAATGGCTTTAGAAATTGACTACAATACAAACTTTGGAATATTATGTAGGGATGCAATATGTGTAATAGTTTCCACTAGATGCGATAAAGAAATAGATGTTGAAGGAGATAATAAATTTTCAATAGAATATAATGGAAAAATATACGCAAACGCAGAAGCATATACTGACAACGCATCTCCTGTTGGTGGTTTTAATGGTAATTTTTTGATGAACAAATCTGCTACTAAAACTCAATACAACATAATTAAACAGTGTTATGAAGATTTAAAAACTAAAGATGGTTTTACAGAAGGCGTAGATTGTTAATCTAAACCTAAAGAAAATACTTCGTCTAATAACTTACGTTGAGTTTCTAAGTAATCTCTCCAAATAGGTTTCTTGAATTGATTTTCAAAACCTTCTATTTGCGCTTCCCAATAATCTTCATTCATTTTACTCAACTTCTATATCTTTCAATGACTCCATAAAATCGGTCATCCACTTACATTTACCATTGTGATGTGTTCTTTCTTTCATATCTTTTCTCCTCCCATAATACATAAAACAAGTGAGTTATTTGTAATGATACAATTACAAAAAAAGTATTTACAAAAAACATAGCGAAGTCTAAATCTAAGTGGGTCAAGCCTTCTATAATTGATTGATTAATTTCCACTGTTGACAAATCCGCTTCACTCTAGTGTAGTTCTAACACCAAGTAGTTAATTTACATTGCTATAAAAAGAGAGTAAAAGACTAGATTTTGTTGAGTTTATATACTCTCATAATCGCTTTACACAAAAAATACTATTGTTAAAAAACTAAGAATAGTATCTATATAAAAATAGGCTAAAAAAACCAAAAAAAAAAGGCGACCTCATGGCCGAATAAAATTAATTATTCGACCACAAAGCCTTACATTTTCTACATTGCCATATCTTGATTTCATCAAGACTACCAACATAGACCCCACGAATCCGTCTTGGTATTGTTTCTTCTTTGCAGAAGTTACAAACCTCAACTAGAGCCACGTTTTTGTTCCTCGCTTATTAAATTCGACATATACTCTTCAATAGTATCTTCTGAATATTTACTATTGCCAAAAGCCGCGAAAAATAACAATGAAATCATAATTATAAAAACAATCCAAATAGCAATAGAAGTTGCACTTAACGCCATTACCACATCACCTCCAAATCTTTCTCAATTGCTTCTTCAAGGGAGAAGCCTTTAACACTTGCGTTTTCAACACCGTGTTTCCAAAGGTCAAAAACTAACTCACAATCTTTTAAACAATATTCAGCAACTTGAGAGTAGCCTCCTGTTTTCCAAATCTTTGGTGCATCAGCACTATCCATTAGTTTATCAGAACCAAGTGTATGTTGAACTAAATTAGAAAGAGAATATCTTTCACCGTGTTCTTTAGAAAGAATAGCACTAGTATCAATATACGATTCGGGATTATCTAAGTATTTTTTAATACAAAAAATATCCATTGCGTTTTTTAATACAGGCAAATCAAAGTTTCGTATATTATGTCCTAGTAATTTTCCACCATTATCAAAATGTTTTTCTAAATCAAACTTTAATTCTGATAATGGTTTGATAATTACATTAGATTTTTTTAAATCGTCCACCGATTTGTCAATATAAATAGTGCCTATGTCTCCGTCCCAAGTGCAAACTGTTGATACTTGAAACATATGGGTATTACCCCAACCACCAATTTCGTGAGACATATTTTTAGTTTCTAAGTCAATTGCTAAAACGTTCTTAGCAATCGTCATGCAAGCATTCCTCACTTAAATCGTAGTCTACGGTACTAAATCCAAACAATTTCAATAGTTTTTTAATCTTCATTCCTCATCACCTGTTGCAGACCACAAAGCAGTAATTTTATCTTGGTCTGCTTTTTGTGGATTAGGTGCTTCTTTAGTTGTATCTCTTACTAAGAAAGCGATTAATCTATCAGTTCCTATATTCATTACTGTGCTTAAAGACCAACCTTGTTGTCCTAACGTGTTTAGTGCTTCAATCATTACTTTCGGGCCATCTTTTACATTATACATTTGAAATGTATGTTCGTATGTTTTATTCATTTTATTCCTCTCCTTTTTATATTTACAAATCTAGTTTTGTTGTGTCTTATTTCGTCAAAATACTCCTTATTAGATTTGTAGTTTCTATATACTGTTGCAGGTGATGCGTTTGTTACTAATCTTACTGTTTCTAATAGCACAGATTTGTTTATCCACTCTCCTGTCTGTCCTTCTATGTTTACCGATTTTCCATTTTCTACTAACTTTTTATATTCTTTTGTAAATACATCTAACTTTTGTTTCTTGGCAGAGGATAGTCTTTCGGCTCTTAGGGCTGAATCTAACCACAATACAAGAGATTTATAACATTGTTGGGTTACATGAGATGCTTGCAAAACGTGTTTACTAGTTAATTTAAACCTATCCTTCTTTGGTAATTTAGGTGCTTCTGCTATACAAGAAAGAACTGCTAGTCTAACCATACTTACTTGCATTCTAGTAATGAAATTATTCGCTATCTCAATTACAGCAGGTCTGCTATCGTGAACGAAGTTTTGAAATTTAATTGTTTCATTTGTTATCGTATCGTTTACACCTTTAGAAAAAGTAATTACTTTCTTTCTTCTGATTACTTCTGCTTCTCTAATCTGTTCTTCCGACATACCATCATTTACTTCTAATGGTACAGAATCATATTTTTCTTTTAGGCATTCATAGATTTCAACAAAGGCATCACCAAACTTATTTATTGGTGTTTGAGTATCTATAATCTTACCATAGTCATTACTCAAGGTTTCTCTTACCGCGTTTTGTTCACTTATAGGAACTTCTCTAATATAAATTAAACAACGTTGCAATAATCCTGTTTCTGCTATAACACTAGTTAGTGTTTTAGGAATATAGGAGGTAGCGTAAATGGAACGCCTACTATCACAATACATTTCTCCACCCTCTGCTAATTGTTTTGTTATTCTATAATTTTGACCTGCTAGAGTATTCATTAAAGTATTCAAATACATAACAACTTCTTGTTTATGTTGTGTAGGTTTGAAAACACCGGAGTATTCAAACTCGTCATAAACACAAAGACCGTCTCCTTCTAAACCACCAAACAGTTGTTTGGGTATTTGTTCGTAAGTTGTGTTGCCTTCATCATCAGTAATAGTTACATCTTCCATTTTCATTTTACCGATAAGAGCCGCGTCTGTTGTGGACTTAACTGCGTGGATGGAAAATCTATTATGTCTTTCACCTGCTGTTTCTGCTTCAATATTATCTCTATACCTATTATTAAGAATACTAAATACATAATCTGCTATTCTTCCTGTAAAGTTATACATTTCACTTTTACCTGAACCACTTGTTTGTAGCCAAATAATATGAACTCTAATGTCTTCCGTTCCTCTTCCTTTAGGAACATAAACCATTTCTTTACATATCTGCCCTAGTAAAGAATAGGCTGACAATATTGCGGGAACTCTATTATTTCTAGAGACTTCTATTGCGCTGTCTGCATATTCTTCAACTATTTTTGGTAGTCTTAATGTGGTATTTATTGTTTCATTAAACTGATTCCTCATTGCTTCTTCTAGTAATTCATCTTCATTAAAATTATTATCAATATTTTTCATTTTTCTTTTCTCCTATATTTGTATTTTGTCTTCTGAATTTAAAGTATCAATAATACGGGTTGCTAATACACTACCAATACCGTCTATCTTACATAATTCTAAAGAAGATGACTCTCCTATTTCCATTATAGAGCCAAACTTCTTTATCAAAAGTTTAGCCTTTTTATCACTAACCCCTTTAATTGTAGATAATACATCCACTCTTAAATCAGTAGTGCTAATTTTCTTTTGTTTCACAATTCTAGGAACATATACTTCCCTATCATGTGGTTGCATTTTACAAACAACTGCGATTAATTCTGCGGCTGTTAATGCATCTCTAACCCAAATAATACTACAATCAGTATCTAATATTATCTTACTCATTGAACCAAAGAATTTCTTTCTGAGAATAACTCTTTGTGCTGTTTTATTCATGCTAGTTTTTATGTGTTCTAAATGTTTACGAAAACCATCTTCAAATGAACCGTAAACAATAACTAAATTATTTACATATGCTCTATCCATATTATCTAATTGATTCCACAATCTTTTATTTACAATAGATTGAATAAAATCAAAAGAGGATTTGGCCTCGAAACAAACGTCATTGAAAACATAGTCGCCAATTTCTAACCATTGTTTTTCAAATGGTACGTTTAGACTTTGGACTTTTTCTATTACTCTCTCTGTTAGTTCCGAGTTTTCTCTACTATCTATTAATAATTTCATTCGTGATACCTCCAACATTTTCCTACACAATATCCTTGTGTAATTAGAGTCTCACAACCTGCTGCGTGATAACCCTTAGAAACAATTCCACTAACATATTTCTTAGTCTTATTGTAATCCCAATCTAACCAAACTTCGGGATGACCTGCTATTGATGCCAACTCTGTCATAATCAATTCTGTTACTTCCTTTTGTTGTTCCAAAGAAACTTTTCTTTCTCCTAATGTAAGTAGGTCTCTATACCATTGAACCAAGTAAACTCTAGCATAATGACTAGGATTCTCTACCATAATTGCATTATGTAAGCAGGGTATAATTGGTAATGTACCGATAGGTTTTGGTATCTCTATTTCAATATCTGCTAAGTGAATCGGTTTCACCGTAGGAAATACAATTCTTTCTGTTCCCGTAGTTATCATGGGGTTTCTATGTTTAGCCATAACTAATATATCATACATAGAGACTCCTTCTAAGGAAACAAAGTCTAGTGGCGTACAAAAGTAATGATTGTTTTCTTTACCACTACTTAGATTCAAAGTATTGGGAACTCTCCTTAACCTATTAGTTTGAATACCTGTTCTATCAAGTGTAGGATGGTCTTTAGCCAATTCGGTATAATACTGTTGAATGCATCTAATATCATTAACTCGCTCTCCATGTGCAATTATATGAAAACCTTTCCCACTAAAATAAGCATTGAACATTATATTCAATGATGATAGTTTCTTTCCAACGCTCATAAAATCTCTATGTGCATTTTCTAAAGGCTCATCATGTGCATCAAAATCAAGAAACATTCTGTCAAGAACAACTGAAGAATCTATTTTAGTATTATCATTCACAACTTCAAAATCATAAACTGTTGTATAACAATTCATTCTTCCATTGTAAATATTAACCCAATCAATAAACTCTTTCTTATTCTTCACTATCTTTCTTTTCATCTGAGGTGCGTTCTTTAAGTGGCTTCCCGCCCACACTTCTCTCGGAAACATCATCGTTTTCACTCTCCTTATTTTTATTATTACTAAAGTTTACATTTGCATTTATTAGTTGTTCTTGCAAAATACTTGCTACTTGTAATTGTATTTCTTCTGTTACTAGAGTTTGAAAGAAACTTCCAAACGACTGTATGTTAGATATGTCTTTTTCCCATACAATAGATAATTTTTCTTTAGAATCTAGTTGTGTATATATCTCTTCTGAAAAATTCTTTACCAATTGACTCATGTTAGTTAAATCTGCAAACGTCCATTCTCTAGAATTTAATATTTTTTCTACTTTATCTTTCATTTTTTATTCCTCTCTTTGTATTCTTTCTTTCTTCTAAAGTATTCTTTCCACTTCATTTTCTCCACCTCTTAATCATAGTAGAAACTTTACCAATGAAGAATAAGAGTTTGATAGTCCAATTACGTTTCATCTACTCTTCCTCCAACATTATCAACTTCTGCAAATAAATTGCTAAATCTAAAGCCTCTTCCTGTGCATGGATTAACCATGCTTTTTTGGTCAAGTCAACTCTTTCCATTGTTGTATTATACTTACGTTCACCAATTTCTGCTCTTGCTTCTATTTTTTTAATTACTATATCTTCTATCTTACTCATTTACATCCAACTCTCTTACAACTACTACTGCCCTGTTTCTTTCCAATTGATACATAGTCCACAATCCTATTTCTATATCATTCATATTTTGTTTATGATGTTCGTCATTACAATCTCCACACCAACTCTCATCTTCTTTAGGTGCTAATCTAGGATGGTTGTAATTTCTGTTTCCACAATTTTCGCAACGTGTGTAGGGGTCTTTATCATTAACTACTAATGCTAGAATCCTAATACCATTATGATAAATCCATTTAATTTCCATTTAAATCATTTCCTCTCTTAGATAAGTGTTGTTTTATTGTAGAAATATTCGGAATAAAGACTTGTCCTATTTGCATTGTCGGAACTGATTTAATCTCGAATGGGGCTACGTCTTTTTCTATATCTTTGTAAACTACAAACGGATAGTGTATATCAGTCCAAGTCTTAAGTCCTTTACAGGGCGCACACCAAGTAGCCGTCCAAATAATAACTTCTTCTGTGATTACAACCACCCCTCGTCTGCTCCGCCGTCACAAATATCCAAGTAACTACAATAGGAACACGTTCTAGCATTGTATTTTGTTGGAAATGAATTATCTTCATAAGCCTTCAATAATTTTACTATACTACGCATAACTGCTTTGTGGCTACTTTTCTTCTGTTCTTCTACATAGATATGATTTGAAGCCGGATATCTCCAACCCCAATGTGTTATTGATTTATCACGGTTAAGACCGATTGCTTCTAACTGTTCAATGGGGCAATTATCAAATAATAATTTATAATAAGCCATTTCTTTTCTCATCATAGTTTTCTTATACTCTTTCCATGCTCCTGTCTTTAACTCCATAGGAATATAACCGTTCTTATCAACAAACATTCTATCTATTATCCCTTGTAAATGTATAACATAATCTCTCTTCAATGGGAACTTAGGGTAGTTTGCCCTGTTAATGGTAATCTGAGCATCCAATGTAACTTCATTAATTACAGGAAGAAACTCTTCTAAGGTTTTATCTTCTTTAGCAACCATAAAACGTTGTGCTTCATTAATAGATAATGTTTCATACATTTCAGACATATTATCAATAGGAAATAGACTAAACATATATTCTGTTACTTCTTTAGTATCCATAGTTTCTGCTTTCTTAATATCAAAAACATTGTAAAATTCCTCTAATGCATTGTGGACTAATGTTCCATTATGCATTGCTTCCGAAGTATCTTGTGGTTTTCTGTCTATATATCCAAACTCATATTTCTTAGCACACCAATCAAATTGCCCCACAGAAGATTTCGTTATCTTCAATATAGGCTTATCAGTATCTTCTTCTTTCCATTCAGCATTCCATTGATAGGTAAAATCTCTATCAAATCCTTCTTTACTTTGTATTTTCATCATTCATCATTCTCCGTATCAAATTTAAACTTTAACGTGTTTAATAACGTTTCTAAACAATCTTCACAATCACAATTTTTGTCATGTGGAGACCAAGTGGGTGTTATTGTTTTTTCCTCTTTAAAAGAAATAACACTTAAAGGAGGTTTTTCTATAAGTGTAATATTACCTTTTTGCATTGTTAATCCTATATATTCTTTAGAATCGAAAAATATAGTTTGTTTTTTCTTGTTATCTATTTTCATTTTTTTAACCTTCTTTTTATTTAATTTCTGTAAAAAACTTTTCATTCTATTATAATCTTTTACTATTTCTTCTTTGTAAAATACAACCCATTCGTTTATTTTAGCGTGTCTAATTTTCCATCTTTCTATTCTTCTTTTCATAGACCAAGACAATCTCAAAACCAATCCCCCAAATCTTGATTTCTACTTTTAGTAATATTATCTATATTCCAACCCATTGCATTGTAGATGGGTTCTGCCTTACTAACTACTTGATAAGCATAATGCAAATAGTCAGGAGTAAAGTTAGATAGTTCTGATTCATGCTTAACTGAAACCCAAGAAGGGATAGTATCTTCTTGAGTTAGAGGATGAATGTAAGTTGTGTTGTTACCCTTAATCTTAATGTAAAGGTAGGAGTCATCTATTTGCACTTCATTAAAGGAATTGTAAAACAATACTCCTTCTATACCTGAACCAATTGTAGGTCTCTTATCTTGTAATGTTCTAAGATTAGGTTTATTACAACATTTCCATTTATCACTAGAAAAACTTCTGCGGTGTTTTGTAATATTCTCAATGATTTCTGATAGTGAGAAAACCTTTCCCCATTTCATTTTTTTACATTCTCCCATACATTTTACCTTAAATCTCTCTTCACGAAATCTAGTTCTGTTAGTAAGCATTGATAGTTCTATATCGCCGGAAATAACAGTGTTAAATAACCCGTGTAAGTAATTAGAAACTTCTTCTTCTTCAACACCATCAACCCACATTCGCAACACTTTCATTTGTGTTTCCTTTGCTAGTTTTGTTTGTGCAACTCTTTTAGCAGAAAAACCTGTAAGAACAAACTCATCTTCTTCAAGATACTCTCCATCCTTCCAAGTTATTAACCCTGCATTTCTATTCTTTGTTGCACCAACTCCAAGAGATTTGTAATACTTTTCAAACTCTAAAGTGACAGGGTGTTCATCTAGACCTAATAGATTAGGAAAGGATTCCCTAACATAATCGTTAATTTCACTACAAACGTTCTTTGCTTTTTCTATATCATCACATTGAACATAAATTGAATCCGTGTGTCCGTAAACTACTTTCATATGTCATTACTCCAATCCACTTTAGCATTAACAGAAATAGCATGGGGTGCTTTATCTGAATCCCAATTTTCTGATTCCCACCTATCCTTTACTCTTCCTAAGAGCCAAAGATGAAAGGTGGCAGTAACACCTGCAATTGCTTCTATTGAAAATGTCTGCTTTGCTTGTTCTTCTGATGTAGTCTGCCTTTCTATATTAATATTGAACTCTTCCCAAGTTAATATTGCGTTGTGTTCTTCTTCGGACATGGCATATTTACTCATCATTAATGCTATTAATTCAGATAATTTCATTGTATCTTTATTGTTTTGATTGACTCTTTTCTTCCATCTTTTACTCATTATAATTCCCTCGCCTTAAATGCGGCTAATCTAATTGCCTCTCTAGCACTAGCAGTAATACTAGCGGCTAGGTCTATATCAGCCCAACCAAATCCTTGATAGGCTGTAATACCATAAAATGAAGCCATCAATCTTTTGACAGCCATTTGATTATTATTCCACTTTACTTTTTCATCTTTGGAAGATGCTTCTTTCATATTTGTTTTATATTCATTTCTTAACTTCTTAAGTCCTATTAGTGATTGGGGTAACAATCCTAACTTATCTGTATTGTAATACAACATCTTCTCTTCTTTAACTTCACTAAAATCTCTAGGTATTGCTAGGTTAACTGCAAACTCTGTTGGTACTTTTGATTTAGATTCCCACGAAATATTCCGTGAAATAATCATTGAAGGATATAGCCCTGCAAAATCAAACGCTGCTACATTATCATATCTACCATTCGTGCCTTCCGTTAATGGATTGTAAATCATTGCTCCATCATAGTTAACTTTCTCACCTTTCTTACCTGTTGGTGCTTTCCAAGTAGCGTTACGCATGAAATATATTCCACCCATATTACTTGCATAGAAGCAAGCATCGAAAGGAGCAATTAGTAATTTTTGTAATGCTAATACTGAATCAATACAATGGTTTTCATCATCAATTCTTTTGATTAACTCAACATCCTTTATTGCATACTCTAAATATGTTTCAGTATCTTCTAACCAACCTCTAGCAAAGAACTCATTTTTATCAGGAAACTTTTCACTAACTAATTTCTTATCGCCTAAAACAGATTCAGAAATATAATCTAACGCCATAGAAGGTAATGTTCCTCTTTGTGAATCGTTCCATTGTCTTTCAAAGACTAAATCTAATGCTACTGTAATTACTCCCTTAATAGGTTGTGTTATAGGAGAAGACCCGTTTACTTGTTTAGGATATATCTTAACTTTGTTATCCTTCCAAGAAACTCCCCTTACTTCATTAAAGGGAGATAACATTCTCGAATCAATATTGTAAGCACTATTTCTCTCTATTAGTTTAGGTAGGTCGAATTTCCAACCGAACCATGAGATTAACATATCCGGTCTCTTCTGAATAAAATAGGTTAAGAAGTTGTCAAGCATAGATTCTTCTGACTTGAATATTTTTAAGTTATAATTCCTTCTTAGTTTGTAAAGGAACTCCATACTAAGTTTCTTTTCTAAGTTAGGAAACCAAGCGAATACACTATACTCATCATCATAATTATCGTATATTACTATACAAGTAATCTTACCATCATGTTCTCCGCCTTGCATCCATTCCATATCCCAAAAACACTTACGCATTTTATAATCAGGGATAGAATTTAACTCATCAACAGCATACCGATAATGATGTGGTATGTCTGCTTCGTAAGTATCAACACCTAACTCTTCTAACTTCTCTCTAATTTGATACCTAAGACTAGGAGATTTAGTACCCCAAGAAACCTTCACCAAAGATTCACCTTCGAGAGATACCCAATCTCCTAATTCATAAGACAGGTCAACTTGAAAGTTGCCTCTTGTATTGTTGTCTTTAACTAACAAATTAGTATGTCTAGTTGACGTAGCCTTAATGAAAAAGTAATGTTTGAAGTCTTTCAAAGAAACAGTTTCTTGCAGTCTGTTATTATTTTCATCTCTCCAAACTAATCCTATACCATTTTTTATTTCATTAATTATCAACCGTTCAACTCCTATCCATGTAGGGCGCTTTCAATAGTATTCTAGTTGGCGATACAAACAGAATAGGTGCGTCATCTTTAAGATAAATATTAACTGCGGTTAACTCAAAGAAGCCGTGAAAGAAACCTGTAAACTCTACTGTTGAAGGTTCGCCGTCTCTAGTTATAGTAGGCACAACAGTTTCAAACTTATCTAAATCTGTTTTAATAGAAGACATTGTTAATGTATTATTAATACTATAATCAAACTTATACCTAGCAGTATTAATTACATCACAACCTTTTGTTGCGGCTGTTAAAGTGTCGCTTAGAAGGTGAAGTTTAGTTTCAAAGGTAGTTCTTCTAAACGTAGGAAACGTTACATTGACATCCCTTACAGTTTTCTCGAACACAATTAACATATCAATCATAGGCTGATGACTATGTTCAACCACTAAAGGTAAAGTTGCATTGGATGATTCATTGCTAATATGTAAGAAATCATTCGCTTCAACTGTAACTTCTCCTGTAAATCCCTTTAGGTATTTTACAGTCTTCTTGATGTCAACCACTGCCGAACCGTTCTCAACGGAGACATGAGTTGCTTCCGCTAAGCCATGGTTCAACCCACAAATAGTAGTGTTATCAGCATTCCATATTTGTAGCGTGTTACTATCGACTACTAAATATGCGTGTGCTGATAACATACCATTTTTAGATTCTCCACCATCGAAGTATCTTCCTTTTAATGCTACGCTCTCTATTAATTTACTCAATTCCTTTGCTTCTATTATTATTTTCATTGTTATTTATCTCCATTATAATTCACCTGTTTTTAATTCAGGTATTCCATTCCATTGATTTCCTGTCTCTTCTAATACGAAGACAGGCCATTTTTTACCTACCATTTTGGAATTAGTTTTACTAGCAGTTAGTGTCGCCATGTAGGTGGTTTTCTTTCCTAACTTTTGTTCTTTTATGTTTACTATTTGTAGTAGTTTATGTGGTGTAGTTTTGTACCAATCGGGAGTTTCCCCTACTGCAATTGGTGCGCCTATACCTTCGTAAACAGGTTTCATATGTGTAATAAGAAATCTGTTAGTTCTTAATGCTACAAACGGATTAATGATTCTATCATAAATCTTATTTCTAACTTTCCAATCTAATGGGCTTACTCTTACTGTATCCGAATCCTGTATTACAGAACCGCTTCTTGCCGCATTCTTTACTAAAGATTTACGAAGAACATCACTAGACCCTTCGTAAATTTTATCAACACCGTCTAAAATTACAGCCTTTACATTTCCTTCTTTAATTTGTTCTTCTAACATTTTAATCCAAGTTGAACAGTTGTGAAATGTTTCATCCCAATTCATAGAGCCATCTTCATTCCAAACATTAGGAACAAACACTCTTATGTTTTCATCTCTATTCCATGCTGAATCCCAAGTTGCAGTTGAACCGTCATCTAAGTCTAGTATTTCGACCGTCATACCTTTCTTGATTTCTTCTTCAGTTCTACAATCCATTGCTAAACCGGATTTACCGACTTTAGGATTGCCCGTAATTCCTAATAATAGGAACTCTTTTTCTCTCTTCATTCTATCTTGTATTTGTTGCATTATTATTTTTTTTCTTTCTTCATAACTCATTGTCATATAAATCACCATTTTTATTATAATCGAAGAGATTTGTTATTTCCTCTAAATCTTCTTCATCTACTTTTATTCGTATTTCTTTTCCTGATGGAAAGTGGAACTTAACCCAAAACTCTCCTGTATCGTCATTCATTCTTCTAGTAGTAAAATCAACTTTGGCTACATTGAACCAATAACTACTACCTTTTATTATCGTATTGTTTATTATTTCGTATTCTTTCATAGTTAATCCTCCTTAAAGGTTTAAGGGTATTGCACCCTTATAGCCAACAATATGTGTATGACTACACTTTTACATAATCAGTCGAAGAACCAATCTGTTTCTTCTGATTCAACGTGTTCAATCAGTTCAGGACTACCGCCTCTAGCACTGATAACATATATACCACTAACATTAATTGTTACAGGTTTTAATGCGCCTTCGTCATCTGTACCTTGTGATGTTCTGCCTACTACAATAACTTCTGAACCAATACCAAAATCAACTACTAACGAAGAAGGAATCCAACAAGTAGTTGCTGTGAAGCCATCGTTATCGAAATTAAATTCAGTAGTTAAATCATCAATATTAATTATCCTATTACCATTAGCAGTAGGTGTCATGTTAATACTAGTAACAGTACCATCAGTAACAACATAGCGTTGTTTGTATGGTCTTGCCGCCGCATTACTATGAGCCTGTTCTAAGTCAACTAATGGACTGTAATTTTCTGTGCAGTATTCCATAATTATATCTTGAACTGAACCGAATGGAACTCTTCTTCTTTCATCTTCTTCTGCTAAATCATCGTTTAGTATTAGAGACTCCATAGTTCTAGACTTACCACCAAATATAGTAGTGTAGTCTTCATTCATAAAGAATGCATTAAAGTGAACCCACTCAAAAGTATTAGGAGTAAATGTTAGTGATGAATCGCCTTTGTAACTAAAAGCGAATGCTCCCATTCTTCCATCAACTTCTCCTACAAACACTCCTGTTCTTCTCCACTCAGAAGCCTTCGTTGGTTTACCATAGTTCTTTTTATTCCACGCCGCATCATTAGTGTTTAGTGGAACTAAGAATAGTCCGCTATCTAATGCTACATTGTTTTCAGGTAATTCGTCCATAACTTTTACTCTTTCTTCGTTATCCCTCATCATTCTTCCTTCGTATTTTCCGTCTGCTGTTTCAGCAAAAATTGCTACTTTACCAAGAGAGTAGGTTAAATCACTATCTCTATTGTATTCTTTAACAACACGGTCTCTATCCAAAGCCATTATATCTACTGCATCGTTTAACGATACAAAGAAACCAAACGCATCTTTGTAAAAAGAATTGTTTGTATTATTAGTTGTTGTTCTTTCACGATTTAGTAGGTTTCTAGCACTACTAAAGTACTGTCGCCAAAGACCTCTAGCCAATAAAGGTTCTTTAGATGCATCGAGATTGTTCTTAGAACATATGTCCTCGAACTTACTCATAGCATCTTCCTCGGATAGACCGAGTATTTCTGCCGCTTTCATTATTTCATTTTTCATTTCTTCATTCATTTTTATTTTCTCCTTTTTTTCCTTTCGTATTTTATTTCAACCAATCCTTCGGCTGCCATTACTAATCCGCAAAGCACCCAAAAGAAATTGGAATCTACACTAATGTAATTTAACGTGTTTAATATTGGTAGTATAATTAGTGCTATACCACCTAACACGATTATCTCATATCTAAGTATGAGATGTTCAAAGTCATCTTTATTAACAACTCCATCTTTATTAAAGTCAAAGAATTTTTTTACCATCTTCTTCTCCCCCTGTTACTATCTAACATTTTAATTATTATTCTCAATCCAATCAACCCCAAAAGTAATTCTATCATTTTATCATCTGTCCTACCATCCAAGATGCCAAGACTTTAGGATTCATATTATTACTTCTGTATTCTGTTTCACCAATGATACGAAGCATTTTGAATTTGTATGACGAATCACTTTCGGTTTCGAGAACTTCTGTATGTAAATTAATACATATAGTCTTCATGTCTGTTGAATCGTAAATCAATTTATGCACCTTCTCTAAAGCATTGTCATAGTTATTTTCATTTATCATTGTTATAATTTCAGAGTATGGTTTCATATTCATGTCTATTTGATATTGGAGAGTTCGTTTACTTGCCGATGAAGCCTGTAATTCATTCAACCCTCGTCTTAGGTCTCCTTGTAGATATGTAATAAACTTATCTAATGACTCACTTGAATGAGTTCTAATGTCCTCTTTTGACAGGATTTCGGTCATTATGTATTTCATGTCTTTATTGTTAAGACGCTTAAAGTTATAGTTAGCACATCTTGACATCAAAGGATTAATAATTTTATGTCTATCATTACAAGTAATAATGAATCTACAATTATCAGCATATCTTTCCATGATTCTCTTTAGTGCATTTTGTGCATCCTTAGTCATACCATCCATTTCATCTAGTAAAATAATCTTAAACGGTACATCACCGATTCTTTTAGTAGATGCAATCTCTTTGATTCTGTTTCTTACTGTCTCTAACTTTCTATCATCAGAAGCATTAATCTCAAAGAAGTTATTTTTTCTATTATCTTCTAGTATTCCGTTTGCTAAAGAAATAGCAGCAGCGGTTTTACCTACACCCGCTACACCGTATAATAAAACATTAGGCATTTCTTTATTGACAACCCAATGTTCTGCATCTAATACAAAATTAGTTTGTCCTATTATTTCATTAAGTCTTGTTGGTCTATATTTTTCAGTCCATAATTCACTCATTGTATCGCCCTCTGTTTCAAACTTTTAGTTGTAATACCATTGGCTTTATCGTTAGCCATTCTTTCTTGGTATCTTTTTAGACCATAAACAATAACATCGACAGGTTTGTCAAACAATTCTCCTATCCTAGAAGGTTCAACTACTACACAATCACAAAAATCACAACATCTTCCTAATGTGATTGGTTCAGCGTTATGCCCATCTGTTTTGAAAACTTTACCATCTAACATTTTATGTTCTATGTTTTTTAGACAAATAACACATTGTAAAGTGTTTACAACTTTTAATCTTCCCACCATTACTCTTCCTCTCCGTTAAGTTCACTTATTAATTTTAGAAACAGTTCATTTTGTTTCTCTAACAAATCTAACATTTTATCCATTCTTCTTTTATATTTTTTATCATTTAATTGTTTTTTCATTTTTATTCCTCTTTATTTTTATAACCACTTATCTAAAGTGGGCGAAGGTAATACTATCTTCTTTGTTTCTATTTTTCTTTTCTCTCCAAGTTTTAATAATCTACATTCTGAATTATCTAACTTTGTCATTGCATATTTTTTGAACTTATCATCTTTCAATAAATCATCGAGAAGATAAGTTTCATGTCTTCTTAGTCCTAACCTACTAGCAATACTACCTAACTTAGAATACTTTCTTCTAGTAGGCATTACCATCTTAGCACTAAGTTTACCGTTATGAGAATATGCTAACAACTCATAAAAGTAAGAATTATCCCAACGTCTTTTCACATTATTATCAATGAATGCTATTTTGTTTGGGTTTATATTCGGTATAATCCAAGATAGTATTTGATTATCTGCGGGTTTGTTCATCCTTAATTTAGTAGCAACCTCGTCTCTATTTCTATTAGTTAGATATTCTCTAACTAAAGTAAACATATCTAAATCATAATTGATAGGTTCATCTGCTCTAGGAGATATGTTTAGAACATCTAACTTTTCTGTTGGTCTTTTCATATCACATAGGTTATACAAAGAAGTTGGTACTGCCTTTTTACTATCAGTAATTAATACAACTTGACCTGCGTATTCTAATACTGTTCTTCTTATTAAATCAGTATTAGGTTTGTAATGCATCTCGTCAATAATAATACCTACATCTTTAGGGATACTAAAGTTATCAGTAATATCATACTCATTTGCATACATAACTATTGGGCTATCTGAAACAAAAGACCTTGCTCTCTTCATCTTATCCATAGATGTATTTCCTAATATTACTATTGGTTTACTCTTCATGTGTTCTTTGCTTATTTTTATTAGACTCATTCATTCTCACTTCCATTATTTGTTCATAATTAACATTACATTTTTGACATTGTACTTGTATTATGTACCACTTCAAATTGTTTTCTTCTACAACACCCGCATCACAATGAAAATTATTATTTCCACAATCTTGACATCCTTCCCAAAGTATTTGGTGTATGTGATAACCTAATATTTCGGTATCGTTAACTGAATCAACAGGTTTGTTTTCTAGAATTGAAAGGTTGCACATTTCGCAAATATGTTTACCGTTTTTAGTAGGTCTTAAATCACATCTAGGACACAATTCTTCTTTCTTTTTCATATTAGATACCCCTTCAATTCTAGTATTTCATCAAGACCCTTCATCGTCTTGTGTTGGTTGGTATCCACTATGTTTTTAACTCCTTTAAAGACATCCCAATTGTTGTCAAAGGATACAGAAGACATATCATACGTCTTCATAAATCTGTCAATATCTTCTAACTTACTTATTGTTAGTATAGGTCTTTGTCTATTTTTAGACTCAGATATTTTATATTTGCTTTGAATATTATTTTGTAAGAAGCAACGGTGTAGTGCCTGTAATCTTCCACCGTTACTCCTAAAGACTATTGATAATTTTACTCTATAACCTAAACTATATCTTTCCGCTTTGATAACTGATACTGTCGGTTTTGCTATTACAGAACAAACTCCGAGAACAATCTTGCGGTCTAACATATTAACTCCTTATACAATAGGTAAATAATATTTTACCTAACGTATTTTCTATATCATATTTTTTATGTCATCTAGAGTTGTGCAATTATACGGGTGTTTGTCGTGCCGTATTCTAACTACTCTAGGAAATCGCAAGCCATAATTACCATCAGAATCTTGAGAAATTAAATCACATCTAATTTCTAACACTATTCTAGGTAAGACATAATATGTTTCACCTGAAAACTTGTCTATTATTTTTCTTAATTCAGTTGTTAAATATATTAAATCTCCATCCGAAAGGCCGCTACCTACGTTTCCTACACTAACATAACCGTTTTCTGTTTTAGCAGAAATCCCGAAAGAACCGAACCATCCTAATCTTTTACCATCACCATACTTAGCAGAAGTTATGACTAAATCTAATTCTATTCTAGAAGGTTTGTGTTTTAAAATATTATTACTCCTACCGCTTTTGTATTTGGCTTCTAAGTCTTTAATCATAATACCCTCAAAACCACTGTTGATTGATGTGTTATAGGCAGATTCGATAGTTGTTTCTTTAGAAAAAGACCACACTCTATTCTCTGATGGAAAATCTTTCAGATGGATAAGACGTTTTTCATATGGTTCGTCAATCAATAGGAAACCCATGTATTGTATTATGTCAAATATAACCATTTTAACAGGGCATTTAAGCATGGCTTCTTGTTTATCCTTAGCGTGAACCCTAGCGGCCATTTTCTTATGTGGAGCAGGTTCTATACTTCCGTTTTCGATGACCGGATATATCTCGGTGTCTAAAATACAAGTATTAGCGTTAAATTTTTTAACCTGTTCAACGACATCGAGAAACTGATTCGATACAACCTTACCCTTTCTATTAAAAATTATTACATCGGATTTATTTTTATGTATTTGATATCTGTTCCCGTCATATTTTACATCTAAAATATATTTTTTAGGTAACTCATTACCGTAGGTCTTTGCTAATGAGGGGTTGAGAAACATTCCTGTTTGAATAGTGGTCGGAGGCTGTAAATCATTTTCTAAATAATGAAAAACAGTTGAAACGTGTTGTATTGAAGATAGAAAATTTACTCTTTTGTTAGGAAACCTTCTCTTAACAGCCTTAACAACAGTAGAATAAGAAACTCTATTTCTAGGAGTTCTTAGCCAATATCTAATGAACCATTTTGCTTCTAAAGAGGACATTTCTTTTAATGCACTACTAAAAACACTATATGAATCACTATTGATACTAGAACAGTCTAACAATAATAAAGAGTGTAATTGTTTTATTGATAAATTGCTTGTTCTATTATCGGGAAGATATTGATACATACCTTCGCCTATGTCTCCCCATATTTCTTCCTGTTCTTGAACTTCGTTGTCAAATAATTCTAATGAATTTGCTATCCAAGTAATAGCCCGTTTTTTACCGATAGAGTTTGCTTCAAGGTTTAGACTTAAAATATCTAAAACTGTCTTAGGACAGGAAAATGAACTTAATGATTCGTCTATTATTTTGATTTTATTTTTCATTGTATTGTTTAATTCTACTGCTTCACACATTCTTGCAAATCTAATTAGTGTCATCCTTATTCGCCTCATTTTTATTATTTATTTTTTCTAACGCTTTAATTAACGTAGGTAATTCTTCCATATTTATTCTCACTCCTTTTCTTGTTGGCTTCCCATCAGAATACCATCTTACATCTACTACTTCTACTTTCCAAAACTCTCCTGTTTTGATTAGTAGTTCGGTAGTAGCGTTGCGAGGAACTCTCGCTATTATATCCATATCATCACTCATTCTTCTCCCCCCTTTAGCCAGTAGTCTTTAGTAACAAACTCTTCATCAACCTGCACAATTACATTACCGACAATCGGATTGGTGGACAAGTGTACATGGAAGTATTGCTGAGTTGCTAAATGGTTAATTTCTAATTTCGACCAAAGACCTTCTTCATTCACAATCATACTTTTTACACCATCAAGCAATAGTGCTTTAGGCACATATTGAATGTTACCTCCTACCGTTTCTTGCATATCTTCTAATGTAGGCGATTCAGTCCAAGTTTTACCCTTGAGTTGCCACAAGCAACTATCTTCCATTAGTATTTCAATCCAAATATCACTCATTGATTATCTCTCCTTCTAAAGTTACTTTCTGTTTACAAGAAAAACAAATAGGTATCATCAACTCTCCACCTTGACTATAATCAGTATAAATAAATACCGTTGCACCACAACATTGGGTCATATGAATATACAATTTATTATCCGGTTCAGTATCGCTCATTCATTCACTTCCTTCTTCAACTTTAGTAGCAATATACGAGTTTCTTTCATGTATGCTTCCGCTCTCTCGGCCATGGCTCGGCGAGTGATGTTATTCCACATAGCACCACACGCATTACAACTAATAACTGTTGATTTGTGTTTTTCTATATCTGAATCTTCAACAAGATATTCTTCAACTGTTTCAAAAGCACAATTGAAACAATTATCCATACCTTCATCAATGTTATTGCTATTCATGTAAACCAACCTTCCTTAAATCTAGTAAGTTCCTTAAGTGTGGTAAAATATCTAGGTGATTCTAAATCATCTAATCTATTTGCTACCCAAATCACCCCACCTAAACTACTTATCTTTACAATTTCATATTGTCTTTTCTCGTCACACTCAAATACTTCTTCTGTATTAACTTCAGGAACTAGACCATAGTTTCTAGATAATTCTAATGCAATAGATTCTAAATGATTAGAAACATATTTCACTATTAGATTTCTTTGTATTGGTACTTTAGCATCGACTACTAACTTCATCTTACCTGTCATCTCACAAACTTTACATTTGTTTCCTTCACAAATAGGACATAGAATTTCAGCAGGTAGTGGGGCAGGGAACTGAATAGTAACCGCCTTGCGGTTTCCCATCAGTAGCCCTTTTCCCTACAAAAACATTCGTAACAAAAACCGAATCTATATTCTACATTGTTACAGTAGTTACAAGTCATTCCGTTCCTCTCCATTCTCTATATGTAATAGTATAGTTAATTGTTATATCATATGTAAAATCAGAGAAGTATAGGTCTACTGTTCCAATAGAAGGAGCATAGCCGCTAGACCAAAGATAATCGTAATAAATAATATCGGCATTAAGTCTATGTGTGTAAGTTATGTTTTGAGACACGTATCCTCCGACTTCAAAGGTATAATTGTGGAAAGTTACAGTATTATTATCTACTGTGAAACTTAAGTGGGTTACAGTATAATTACAACTAATTACTTCTAACCATGTTGTTGAATTGCCCAATGTGATTGTAGGTTTAGTTGCATTTTCATCTCCAACCAATACTGTAAAAGAACCTTCTAATGTAGAAGAGTTAGGAATAACTCTATCATCATCCGATGGAGGGTCGGGTATTATTTCACCCGCGCATCCTGATAACATTACTGCTACCAAAAATACTAATCCAAATTCTTTCAATGTTGTTTGTCTGCTATTTTCCATATTCATTTAAACGCACCTAACCCTAGTTGTTCGCCCTTCGGATTACCGAAACGCTCTTTAAGTTGTTCTTTTCTTTCTTTCTCTAAATCCTTTTCATGTTGGACTAACATCATAATTTCAAAGGCTCTAGATAATTTCTTATCGTCATTAGTTAACATAACTAAGTCTCCTTCACTATTTTCATGAAGACATTCATCTAATAACTTTCTCATGTAACATACTAAATCTAATAGTTCCTTGTTATCTTTAACAAGAGACTTTACAGCCTTAGCAACATTGTTTGTGTTTTCAACTAATTCTTTATTATTCATTTATTCTTCACCACCCATTGTAGGTTCTATGTCATCAAAAACAGTTTGTTGTATTAAACCGTAGAAAACTTTCTTTGCGGAGTAAGTTCCTTTTTCGTATTGTTCATTATTCATGTTAACAGCAAGGTACTGATTATCCCCAAGTACTATTGCACTCTTCATCATAGTATTCCAAGTATTTACAGTTCTCCAATCAGTACTGCTTAGATATGCTTCTCCGAAGGGATGAGTATGTATCCAACTCTTAATCGGTATTCTCATAGGTTCACCGTTAGTTAATTCATCTTCGTGTCCTTGAAAAGATACGAAAGCGGGTGTGCCGCTACTAATATACAAATCATCTTTATCGTCTATTACTACTTGTACTTCCATTCCTTCTAAAACTTCATCAGACATCTGCCAAATAGCAGACAGAAACGTTTCTGTATCTGCACATGGTCTAATAAAATTAACACCACCTTCGGAGTTACTCATATCTTTATAGACATCTCTTATGTGTCCCTTCCAATCAAAGTTCTTCATTGCTTTTTCATTTTCTTCATTATTCATTTCTTCTTTTATTTCTTCTTTCATTTATATTCCTCCCATTTGTTCTAACAAGGTATCCATAGAGTTTTCAAACTCATGGTATGTTCTGTGTCCGGCTATGAATCCACCTGCGTGTCTTTTTGTTCCTAGAAACGCTTCTAGACAAGCCGGACAAACTACCTTTACTATTTCTGCTTGTTTGTAGAAACCATCAGTAGAAATAACATTAACAATATTACCTACGTCTTCTTCTATTAAATTATCAATTTCAGTGTCTTCTTCACTACTCATACATTCACCACCATTTTATCTATAACATCATTATTATCGTTAAACCAACGCTGTATCCATTGAGTTGCAATACCTGCTATGGCAATGTGCATTGCACTTATATCTTTAGCAGAACCATCCCAATCACCACCTTGACAACTGAATGAACCGTCTGCTCCGGCTAATAAATCCGGTATTAATATAGGATTAACTTTGTAAGAAATCAATACTCCATTCCTACCTTGCGCTCTAAGGTCTAACCACTTTACTGGACTATCTTCACCATGTCCTGTTTTGTATAGGAGTTTTCTTGCCGCAAGATTATCTACACAACAGATTACTAAATCATATTTCTTTTCAGTTAACTGTTTAGCGGTAAGAACTTGATGTTCTCTCTTTTCTGTTATCGCTGATTGTATTCCTATCTTATCGCCTAGAACAGAAACCTTTGGGCGACCGATATCTTCAACTGTGAAGTTCTGATAGGATAAGTTCTTTTCTTCAACTTTATCATCATCATAAATTGTGATGTCATACAGTGCTTGTCTTCTTTCACTAATTCTTTCTAGGAAAGATGCTAGGTAACTACCTATTCCACCTGCTCCAATTATCAATAATTTTCTTTGTTTTAATTTCTTTGTTTTCATTCTAATTCCTCTTTTAATTCTATTACAGATAAGTTATGTTCACGTTTGGTTTCCCATAACGTAGTGAACACTAACAGTTCCTTATCATCTGCTTCTGCTGTAAATATAGTACCACTTTGCATATGTATATCTAATTCATACTTAGCCTTAGATAATACTCCTTTCTTGTTCACCTCTCTTATAGAAAAGGCAGTACAATAATTTACATCTATTGTCGTTCTTCCGCTTGCTGTTTTCATTGTTATTTTTCTTCTTATCATTTTATCTTACTCCGTCTATTATATTATTAATAGTATAAAGTTTAATCTTGTCTATATCTAATTTTAGATTAGAACAAATTCTTTTTCTTTTTTCTCTTAAGGTTACTTCACTAAACCCACCACATTCTGATAGTGCGGCAGTAGTGATACTTTGTGAATTATAAATCTGAGACACTACCCACATTGACGCTATTATGTCGCTTTTAGTTAAAGTCTCATCGAACAAATCATAACATCTCTTAACATATTCAGCGAACCTATAACAATCTCGTCTTAAGTCTCCTTGAATATCTTCAAAACTGGTACGGTTGTTTTTATATCTCACATGGCCTTCAGAACCTTTGTGTTTTCGATTGTGTATTGTTATTGTATCTTGTTGTCTAACACGAATACGTTCTATGGTTTCAGTTATTATATTATCTATATTTATAAAATTGAAATCAGTACAACCGAACTTCTTCTTCGCTCTTTTGGAAGTCCTTAATATATTTTTAATAGGTATTTTACTTTGTCTTGAAAACTCTTTCAATGAAACAGATATTCCCTTGTCTTTTAACACATAATAAACTATTCCCGCCGCTACGTTTTCTATTGGTAGTCCTCTTACTAAGTGTTCTTCTTTCATAGTTTTATATTTCCTTGTTGCTTCTTGTAGTAGTTTTTTACCATTATAATATGATAAGAACATACTTGCAGATAGCCTAAAGTTTGTTGTCGATGAATCATAAACAGTCCTTCTTTGTTCTTCAAATAAATAGAAGGTCTTCCTGTTTGTAATATCTTGTCTTCCAATCATTGAACCCAATCCGTTAAAGTCAGCATCACGGATTTTAGAAAAGGAATTACCCAATGCTTTGTCATTACTTCTGACTGATACACTAGTTTCTTCAAACATATTTACTGATAATATCAAACCACAATCAGAACAAATAGTTTCACCCATTCTTTCATCGAAGGTTGTAGTGGTGCAGTCGCATTCAACACACTTCATTTCATCACCATTATTCTACAACAATCGCCATCTTTAACCCGAAGGTCTCCTAATTCTTTTTTACATTTATTACATATTTTCATTTACTTATTCTCCTTTTTTTTGTGTAAATATTCATCACACTTTCTTTGACTCCACGCATTTAATTTACTCCTGTCTAATCTCGGCATTACTTTAACACCATTTCTTAAATCTTCTGTTATTAACGGTTTAATTGTGTAAAGATGATGTGCCGCTATATCTTCATTGATTAATGCTAATGCCCTCGCTGTTAGTTGGTCTCCGATACTAGCACCTTTAGAAACGTTGTCAATACAAATTGAACCTGAAAGTTTCATACCATGCCAATTACCTTTTTCTTGACTGAACCCTACTATTTGATGGGTATTGACATCTTGATTACCTCTTTTCATACCATCTCCGGTATAAGTAATAACCCAATCAGAATATTTTCCATGAACGAACAGTGCTTTATTCTTAGGATTTTTGAATTGCACGAAATCAAGTTGAGGAGTTTCAGCCGCAATGTCGAACAATAATTTAGTTGCTCTATCTTCTATAATATTAGAAGTTCGGTGTTGCAATAACCATTGTTTCATTTTTTCTAATTCTGTTCTAGTCGGTGGACTACCCATCAATTCAGTCCAAAGAAACTCGTTATCTACTCTTATGTTCCATTTCTTACTCCTTTTCTTACCGAACTTATAGTAGTCAATGAAAGTGCTTAATTCTTTAGTTGACATTACACCCCAAGTGCTATCAGATATTTCTAAAACACATTCTTTATCGCTTATTAGTTTCGTGTTAATAACAACATCAGTCTTACGGAACTCATCTAAAAAGTGATAAGGTGTTCTGTTTTCTAAAGCATAAAGAACATTATGAGGAAAAGTAGTTACCTTTCTCAAATACTCACGCAATTGAACTGAACTTCTTGAAAGCGAAGCCCTTAGAATTACTTTACTGATTGCCTTGACAATATCTGCTTTATTTCTAGGTAAGGTATTGATATAATATCTCTTGTTAGTTCTTCCATAAATTATACGAACATTACCGTCAAAATATTTGAAGGTAATACTATTCATAAAATCTTCTTTTGCTGTATCGTAATCTTTAGTGGGAAATAAGTTGTTTTTTACTTGTTTAGAAACCGTTTCTAAAATAGGGTCTATTCCATCTTTAACTTCATTCATCCTAATTCTACCGCAATTAATTATATGTTCACCTCTATGATTCATGTTTTTGGGTGTTCTAATAATAACTCTATCAGAACCATATAGTTTACTAGGGGTAGGTTCGATTGATAACCGTTTTATTTCAGTTGCCTTTCTATCTACTGTTCCAGTAAATAATTGTTTATACATTTTCTTTTGGTTATTGGATATCCTAAGTAGGAAACTCGATGTTGAGGTATTGCCTCCATCACCTACTGAGGGTATTATTATTTTTATTTTCATTTTTTTCTCTCCATTTATTTTCTTTGTTATTTTTAATTTGTTTTGTTGAATAGTAGATAAAATTATGTAATTCTTCTACTGTTTTGAGTGTTGAGTTGCCGTTAATAATATGACTAACTATATTATACCATAATAATCTATATGATATGTCCTTTTTATTTCTTCTCCAAAAGGAATGAGATACATTATTTTTGTTACCCGCACCGATAATGGTGTCAACTAGAACTTCCCTACAAATATGTAGGTATTCCTCGTCAGGCTTATTTTTATTGTAATACTTCATTTGATGGTCTCTCTTGATGAATGTATTTTACAATAATCACTATTGTTTCTCTTAATTAATTTACATTTTTTATTTTTTACTGTTATCCCCTTGCACCTTTCTTCAAGGGGAGGGTTTCTTATACAATTGAAACATAAATTAGTTGTTGTTTTTTTTCTAGAAGTATGATTTCTTGTTCCTAATTTCTGTTTACATATTCTACATTTCATTTTTATCCCACATTATTTTGTTAACGGGCTTTGCACCCGTCCGATAACGTCTCCTGTTACTAGGAATACTTTACGGTAGTGAATACCATATAGTAATTACCGATAGATTTTATATCTATGATAAGATAGACTAGAACTAAAGCAGATTTATTGGTTTCCGCCAACAATTGCTTGAACTAGGTTAACAGATTCAACGCCATCCCAATTAATATCGCTAACAGATTCACGGCTAACCATGTCTCCGTCAACATATACCCAATGGGTTGGGTGTTCTGCCAACTGTTCAATCATTTCAGATGTATTAACATCTAAATCTGTGTGTCCTGTTTCATTCATTATTCTCAATTTCATTTTTATTACTTCCTTTTTTTTTGGTTCAACTATGTTCAAGACTGTGTTGATTGTCTCGCTTGATTAAGCGTGTTCTCTAATGATGATACATAGGATTTTAATTGCCTTTTATCATCAAGGAGTTGTATTTGCATTGCTTCGTAAACTTCAACCTTCTGTCTGAATGTTTGGATTGTTCCTTCTAATCCTTTAGCATATTCTAGAAGACGGTTGAAATCTTCTTGCAATGTGTTTACAGGCGTTTGCTCCGCCACATCTTCTGTTACTTCTTCATTTTTTTTACTTTTCTTTGCCATGTTTATTCCTCCGACTTACACTCCAAGAGTATATCATTACGTCTATGTAATATACTAATAAGACTATCGCATTGTTTAGGTGAGGGTAATTCCAACCTTACAACCCGTCTTCTCATGTCTCTTAGAAATCTTCTTTCCCAACTATTTACTGCTTCACCTGTGGTGAATGGTCTGATACCAAAGGCTTTACAGCCTTGTAGGAACTTTTGTTGGTCTAAATCATTATCATTTACTGTAACCAATTTCCTAGTGATATATGAATCAACATTACCCAAATGAATTATTCTATTCGAATCAATAGAGTCTATTCTGTTTACAATATCCAAATGTTTTTGCATATTGGTTTTAAATAAAACTAAATCCTCCATAAGTTTATCATTTGGTGTTCCTCTTTTACTATCTCGCTGTCTTCTAGGGTTGTCAGGATGATTCCATCTCCACACAATAGAAGCCATTTCATAGGTAGGGTTTCCATATGAACCGTTGCTACTTTTACGGATAAAGGTCTCCGGTCTGTAATCTTTAACAGACTCTTCCCAATATGTTTTACCTGTTTTCTTGACATTGATTCTCAAATCTAATTCTTTAATTTCATCAAATGTATTAGTAAACCATTCACCATTTTCTTCCCACCAAGCATCTTTGATTAAAGATTGCACTGCACTTGCTTTCCAATCTTCAATCATTTTATCTGTAATAGTTCTCCTGTCTATTTTTAGTTTCTCTTCCATATGTCGAAGAACCATCCAATTACCAATACAAGTTGAACCAACAATTTCTTTAGTTCCATTTTCAGTATTTTCAATTTCAAAGTGATAGACGATATCATGCCCACAAAGACAAGAATTGGGGTGTCCTGAAACATGGTTTCTTGTTGTTTCATTAGGAGATTGTCTCCAAACATTTCCTGTAATTCTCCATTCTTTTTTGGCTTCTTCATAATCATCAGAATTAGATAATGACAATAATTTATCTGTTAATCTACTATAAGTAGCCATTATTCCATCCTCTCGTTTTGACGTTGTTCTCTAAGGAAACCATCTAGTAACATATCTATATTCTTATACAATGCTTCGGGTAAACCACCAATTGTTTTACGATTTAAGGATAACCAAATTAAATGATTTTGGTTTAATAAAACCTTAACTTCATCATCATCATTCATCGTTATAACTAACGGAGGCATCTCATTATCATTTACCATTCTAAATTCTACATTTCTTTCCATATTTATTCCTCTTGCTCTAACATTTTCATTCCTATATCTGTTAATCTATTCCAGTGATTATTTAGTTCCTTAGTATCATAGATACCACCCACATCTGCTCTCCAAAAAATATTACCTAAATCAGTAATTTTACTTGATATAATAGTAATTAAAGCGGAGTTATATTTATTTCTAAATGTAATTCCTCTTAAATCTTCAACACCATCAGGTATTGGGGCTTTTGTTCTTAATTCATCATTTCTTCTTATTCTTTCTTCTATATTCATATTTCATTCATCTCCTTTTCTTTTCTTGTGTAAATCGTTATTCTCTTAAATGTATAATCCATATTTAATATTTTTACAACGTGTCTTCGAAAATTTCCCGTAATGGGATAATATTCTTTACCAATAACTTCTACTTGATACCATTTACCACCTAAAACAGACCAACCTATGTGGCCTATCTTGTAGTTTTGATTTTCTCTCCATTTTTTCATTTCTATATTTTCCATTTTTATTCTTCCTTATACATATCAGTGTAGTCTCTTAATTCATTAACTACACCATCCATTGTTGCACCTATTACTGTAAGTGCATCATCTAGAATTACTCTTCTCATCATGGATAGATGAGGGAGTTTTTCATAAGCCTCCACTAATTTATTGTAGTGGTGTTTCATTGCTTCTAGATTTTCTATTAATTCTTCGGTCATTCCTCTTCCCATAGTTCATCTTCTCCAAGAAGGGTTTTTTGTTCTTTGAATCTATTTATGACCTTTTTTAGATTCTTAGGGCTTGTTGCTGTTATAAAATTCTGTCCTCCTTTTAGGAAGATAACTATTTTATAGACATCACCTGATTTAGTGGCCGGATAAATAAACTTAGTTAAATCATCACTAGGTTTTAGTTTACTCCAAGTAAATGCTTGAACATCATCTATACAGACAACACCGTTAGTAAATCTAGCGTAATGTTTTCTACTAAAATCTTCAACCATAATTGACAACTCAATCACTCCGAGTAGGCTTAGGGTCAAAACATTTCTTACACTGGAAGCCGTTTTCATTACTCCAAATTTTTCTAATTTTTCCACAAGTAATGCATTTTTCAACTATTATACTCATTTTTATTCCTCTTCATCCTGAATTGCTTCTGCAATAGCGAGAATTAATTCTCTATGTTTTGACATATCTAATGTTCCGTTGAACCTCTTATCGTCATCGAAGATAAACGATATGCCCAATTTACCTTTAGGTATCGGGTCTCGTAATATTAGTATTTGATTTCCGTTATTTATTTCATTTATTATATTCATTTCTTATTCCTCCTTACATTTTCTTTTATCATTTCTTTAATTGTGAGACCATAGTCCATATGACCTTCGGGCAGTGATGATAACCTACTACCCTGAAGGTTTCTCAATATAGAGATAATATTAGCGGCTGCTTTAGTAAAGCGTTTATCTGCTACATTATCTCCTTTTGGTACTCCTTTTTCCCTAACCTTTTCAATGGAAACAATAAAGTTTTCATTGTTAGGGTTGTGTAATATTGCTCTTATTATTTCATATTCTGCGTGTTTTACATTTTTAAATCTCATTTTAATTCCTCAATCTTTGAACAGTATCAGAATACAAAAGTTTTAATTTTTTACGTTTGTTTTCTGCGTGTTGTTTAGGCCACCATGTCGGAGGGGAGGTTTTCCATTTAGCCATATACCATTTATCTTCTAAATAGTAATGGCGATATTTTTCTACTGCCGACAAATCATTGAAATTTTTTATTCCCCTACAATTCATATCTTCTGATATTGCTACTGCGAAAGGAGTCAACCCAATGTCGGGTAAGTCATCAATAACATTAGTCCATAGGTCATTATGTTGTAATAACAATGTTTGAACTTTATGTTTCTTTCCATATCTAACAGTATATTCAGCACATAATGCTGCGGTATGTGTTAGTAGGAAAGAGAAGTTTTGTTGACTTTCCCTAGCCCAAATAGTGCAGGGATGATTTAACATTACAGGTTTGAATGGAACATTTTCATATCCCAAATGGTCTGCTATTGTTGATAACATTTGTAAACTTTCAGTTGGCATTTTAACAACGTGTTTATCACACATCATCTTAGTACATTCTTCTGCATCTTCTGATAAAATAAATATATTCATTCAAATTCCTCCAACCCAAAAAAAAGCAGGGAAGAGTAAGTTAAGACTATACTCAACTTACTCAACCTCCTCTTCGTCAATACCATGTTTATCAAAGAAATCTAGTGAATCAATATATTCAACATAATCTTCCATATTACAAGGTAAGCAAGGTTCGGCTACAACACCTCCTTCGGGGAGTTGTATTGCAACCAAACCTGTATCATTACATTCTTCGCACTTAACCAATTCTTTCACCTACATAATTCAAAGTTTTCTTTGCCCTTGTGATTGCCACATAACATAGATTTTTTTCTTGTTGTTTATCTGCATCAGACTTAGCCATAGGATGAGGCATAAGTTGAGGCTCTAGAATCCAAATGTTATCTTTTTCTAATCCCTTTGCTTTGTGAATAGTAGCAAAGATAACGCCACGTTTCTTTCCATCACCAAAGATTGCTTTGATGTTGTCGAGAATACCTTGAACAGTATTTGCATTTCTAGTAAGATAAGTAATGCACTGTCTCTTGTCATCAAGTGATTGAACTAATCTTTCTTTGTCTGCTTTTCTGAATACATCCATTTGATATTCAATATGTTTGTTAAGTAATGGTAAGAAATCAGATACTAACATATCGTTATTCTTAGTTACCTTACCAACTAATAATTGTAAACTGTAACCAATGTCTCTACCTAATACAAAGGCAGGTATTCCTTCTGAAATTAATTGAAAGCAGTTTTGGATTAATGGAGCGTTTGTTCTGCAAAGAACCATGTCTCCAACTTTAGGGTTAAAGGCTACGTTAACATTTACTTCGCCATCTTCTGCATCTTCCCTACAAGTATAATCACTAAAGAAACGATTCGCTTCTGCAACTACTGTCTTAGGACATCTCCACGTAATGCTAAGAGTGAACTCTTTTACACCTCTAGGAGATTCGGATAATGTATCTTGAAATAATTTCATTGATGCTGAATCAGCACCACGGAAACCATAGATTGCTTGCTTTGGGTCTCCAACTACAATCATTCGTCCACCATTACAAGTCTTCAAAATTAATTGTCTTTGAACTTCATTGAAATCTTGTGCTTCATCAACAAAGACTACATCATAATGTTTAACATTCATATCTAATTCAACAGGTAGCCAAATCATATCATCGAAGTCAACTACTGATAAATCCATACAATTATTTTTAATTGTAGGTAAGTATTTCAAAGCATTATTCATTTCTAATACACCGTCAAATTCGATGTTATATTCTTGCATGATTGAGATAATTGATTCTCGGTCATCCCACTCTACCATTGATGATTTAATGAGACTAACTAATTTAACTAGTTGAGACTTTGACTTGAATTTCTTACCAAGTAAGTTTTCCACAATCTTGTAGGTTTTCTTGTTATCAATTTTACAATTTCTTCTCTCTGATTTAATCGCTGCAAGTCCTAGACTGTGAAACGTTTTTGCTTCACAATCATCAGGTAGTTGGTTTGCTAATTCCGTTGCGATTGCTTTGTTAAATGCTAAAAAGCATTTTCTACCGACAACGTGTTCAGCACCATTTACAATTGTAAAGGTTTTACCTGTACCTGCACCTGCATAGACCATCATGTGAGAATCACCGTAAGTCATTTCTTTCCATATTTCTTCTTGTTCATTTGTTCCTTTTATTTTCATTTTTATTTCCTCTTTATTTTTATTGTTATATTTGGGAATGGGATAGTTAGGAAAATTGGGTCGCACCACACGACTAGATAGGAGATGCCAACACGTTACAGAACGAAACGAATTTATCCAATTTATTATTATCTAAAACCTAACTCAGTTATATCAGATGACAGTATCAATTATCAAGATATTTTGAGTTGTAGGACTTGCCTCTATGACAGTAAAGACAAGTCCATTTGTAAGGGTAAAACCCATACAGGATATTTTTGAATTTGAAAGGGGAAAGAAAAAACGTACTATGCCGCTTTACACGAAGGTGGTATGATAACAATTGTCAAATGTTACCAATGATGTTTCACTGCTTATGCCGACTACTAATATTACTTACAAATGCATAGCCTCGAAAGACCATGACTAAAATTGCTTTCATCATTATTGCGCTTAGTTCTTCGGAAATACCTTTTCCAAAGAAAGCATTTTTTAGATTTCCCAACCCTACTAAGAATTAATTCGCACTTGAAAGACGTTTGCTACTTCACTACCGTTCTGATGAAGGTCATTTTTCGCTACTTGTAATTCAGTTGTTTGAATCTCAACTGTTTGGTTTGGTTCTTCTAATGCAAACTTCTGCATCTTCTTCTGAGTGGTTTAACTTGCAATCCCGCTAAGGATAACAAATTATTTACTCGGTTCTTATTACTGTAAAAAACCCCTAGTTCCCACAAGGTCAACTAACACCTTCTGCTACTGAGGGAATATTGCTATACCTGTTTCAGTAGTTTCAAGTCCTAGATTTACGAGACAATCCTTATGTGTGAGTGTGATGTAATTCTCAAACACTTCTCACTCATTTGAGAGAGACAATGTTTGATATTTAATTGGAATAGCACATTATAGTGCCTTTTTCTTATTTTCTCATTTTCTCATTCTCCTAAGAGAGAGAGAGAGAGAGAGAGAGAGAGAGAGAGAGTAGTAGTATAATATAATTATGATAATATGAGAATAATAATAATTATATCTAAAATTATTCTAATTTCCCACTTTTCTCATGTTTCTCATTCTCATATGAGATAAGAAACAGTAAGAAACAACGAGAATCACTACGATGTCTTAATCGTGAATACTATATCTATTATACTATATCTTATACTGTATCTATATTAGTATAATATACTATACTATATAGGAACAAGAGTATGAGTCATCAAAATGAGTGTTGTAGTAGGTAGTGAAAGGTATTTTCCACAAGGATACTATCTTTATATGAAATATAGATTACACTCAGGCAAATGATGTCATCTCTTGATTTACACCACTGGATTCACGAAACCATATATAAGCCGACCGACCCACCATAAAGTACATAAATTCCATTTACTATCCTTGTGTATCTAAGACCTACAACCATATGGTTTGGAATGTTGCTTTGTTAATGTAAACCCTGAGGTGTAAGAGGGTGAAGGCTACCCAATTATTGAGTAGCCTCCACATCAGCCGTTTTAGCGGCCTCCTTTGCGTTGTCTGTGATTATACCTAGCCAATGATTTCTAAAATCTTTCGCTGATAGGTAGCGTCTGTCAGGTCGTGCCTTTGATTTTTTAGCGTGAATGTGGCTAACTTCAGGCAGAGCCTCGTATGCTTCCATCATAAAATCTAAGAATGGGTTGTGTGCGTCAATTTCCGCTTGAGTTTCAGCAGAAACAGAGTTTGAACCTCTAGTGCCTAGAGGATAATCACTAAGTTTAAATCTTTTAGCAGCCCTAGAAAATTGAGAAATTGTCGTTGTGATTACTGATTTTATGCCAGTATCCGCATATTCTTCAAGAGCGTAAGCCCATGAAGAAGTTGCCCAATTACTCATATTATTATCATCGTTGAAACTATCAGTTTCATCAATCCATGTCGTTATTAAATCAATTTTTTCTTCTATTGTTTGTTGTTCTGTCATATTTATCATTCCTGTATATATTGGGTTTCACCCTCTTACACTATTGGTAAAGTCAAAACAGGATAGGGTTTCGTTAGCAAAGCACACTTACAACCATATGGTAGGATACACTTTGTCGTTCTATCCCATATACTCTTTTTTGTTCTAGGTAGTATGTCAACAGAACCGTTAGTTCAAACAACGCAACCCGAACAGATACTAAACTTGAGTTACCCCTATGAGATTGAGATTTCCCAATCTAAGTCGGGTTCAAATCACGTCTACATTGTTAAGTCTCTTAAAATTAGAGGTGATTCACCTTCTCAAGTAGTAGAAGAAACAGGTAAAGCACTCAATGTACTCAAGACCTACCTTGATGCACTAAATCAAATGTAAAATTCCCAAGATATCACAGGGCTGAAGTGAATTGATTGAATCACAGGATTTATCCCACTTTTAGATTTGTCAGAACATTCGTTCTTGTCTCTATTAAAATTTCAATGACATATGCATACTATTCTAGAACAGTATTGTATAATTAATCGGTTGAACAATATTAGCACAACGAATTTCCCACTGCTAGAAGTATGAAAAGAATCAACTTTCACCGAAGCCCTATGATACTATTTTACTAAAAATAGTGGGGTTATGAACTACAAAGTGTTACACAACCATATGGTATGAAACTTTGAGTAATACCTCATATATTAGTTATCAGACTGTATAGTATGAAAGGAGGTATGCTACCATGAAAGACGATGAAGAAGAAGAGGAAAATTAAGGCACTCACAATGCATGGTAGCCCTTTGGTCGAAAGACCATCGGGTTGCAGCACATTGTTCTCAAAGTTTTACAACGCGCACAACCATATGGTAGCATCAGTATTGATGCGCTACCACATTGGGAGGTGATAAACGTGGACGAAGAAGAAGAAGAACAAGAGTAATTACATTACTCATGTATAAGTCGCCACCACACCATATGGTTGTAAGTGGAACTTTGAGAAACGCAACCCCCCTCAGGGGAACAATTTTTGTTAGGTTTGTTCTAACCTAATATTTTACTCAATCTATCCACCCCAATTCCAAATCCCATATTATCTGCTCTATGTCTAAAGTTTGTTGCTGTGTTTCTCCGCACCTATCGCATTGGATAGTAACGCTGACATTTATGCCGTTAATCTCAAAGTCCGATATAGTCACATAATTGTGAGTACAAAGGTTTTCGGTTTTCCTTATGACTTCACGCAACTTTTTCACTTCTGCAACTAAGTTTTCCACCGCATCTTCTAATTCATCAGATGGTGTTTTCCAATTCATTTTCTCATATTCTTCTATATTCATTCTACTTCACTTCCTGTTTCTTCGGTTAATTCTATGGTAATTTCCATTTCATCATTCCATTCAGAACCACAGTCAAAGCATTGGCGTAGTACGCCAACTTCGTCTTTGTAATATCCTATGTTGTTTATTCCACAAACAGGACATTTACCCGAATTGTGTGCTTCTGTATCAAATGTATAATGTGAAAGATTATCTATGGTAATTTCCATTTCATCATTCCTTCTTTCAACTTCTCTACGCCATGTGTTCATAAATCTATTATGATTAAAATTTTCATTATGGTATTTCAGATTAGTAGCCATAGAAGAAACCTCGGCTTCATTTAAACCCAATATAAAGGGCAATTCTAAAGCAAGATAATTATAATGCCTATGTTGAAATATATTATTCATTTAAACCACTCCTACATTCTTTCATATGCTGTCTCCAAATTTTTATTTCATCGTGTAAGTCCTTAACTTCTGACATACTATAACTCACTATATTCAGATAGGGTTGGCCTTACCAAAGTCACAGCCATACCATATGGTTGGATTAAACCTAGCCTCCAACCATATGCTTTGTTTGCAAATTTTTTTTATTTTTTTTTATTTATTATCGTTAATTTAATTAACTTTACTAGTGGTAGGCATGACAATGGTAGTATCTGACGGCTTGTGGTTCACTATAATTAAGAATCTAGGCCACTTTAATAGTAATAACAATAAAAAGAATACAAAAACACATAAAAAACCTGCTCTTGATAGCGTTAGTAAAAGAAAACGCCCTTACTGTCCTTATTGTAAGGGTCATTTAAATTTCGCATCAGGAGAATGGAATGATAAACATTGCACTACTTGTAATAGAAGAGTTAAGCCGTTTTATGCTCCTTAATTTTTTAATAATAGTATCCTTATTACGGTTATGGTAGTAAATTAAAAAAAAAACGCGCGCTAGTGGTAAAAAAATTCCACCACATTTTTCACTTTTCGTTAGGTAAAACATTTTATTACCCACAAAAATAGTAGGAAACGGAATAATATTAAACTTGAGTCTTTTAGAAGGTAATGTGTTTACTGGGGGGGTGTTTTATTAGTTGGGAAAATATGCTTAAGAAAGAAACTACTATAATAAAGCAAAAAATAGATGCAGATAGTATGAAAGAGATGATGAAAAATTTTAATGTTTTAGTGGATGGTATTGAGGCAACAAGAAAGGCGCTTTATGATACACCTAAAACTGAAGAAAATAGATTTGACCATGATGCAATTCGGGAACTGTTATTAGATATACAAATCGGTTTAGGTAAATTAGAAACAAATTTGACAACATTGGGAGAAGTGGATAATTTTGAGTTTAACATACCTTCTGAAAGAATAGAATAAAGAGGCAGACAATGAGTTGGTTTGACACAATTAAGGCTACACCTGTTAACACTAAACCTAGAAAGGTTTGTGTTAATCCGGTGTGCAATACCAAACTTACTCCTTCTGCATCGTCAAAAGGAATAGAGTTATGTGGACGTTGTACTAGAAAGGCAAGAGAAAAGAAAGGTGTTAAAAGAACAGGAGCGTTTCCTAAATTTTTAAATTCTAAAATAGAAAAGAAAGGTTCTAGGTCTATGTCTATTCATGCTAAGAAGTTGATAGAAGAAGTTATGTTAGAAGTTACAGAGCCGAAAACTCCTAGAGAGATACTAGAGTTAATGTATGATAAAATGAGTGAGTCAAAAAATAATTTTAATACAGGTGCTAGCACTATTCCTACTGGAAACGAACTTAAATATTACTTAGGGAAAAATTATAATTCAGGGTATTTTGATAAGATAACTGGAAAACCTAGAAAACAATCAAGGAGTGGTAACTCTATAACTAAATATTGGGGTGATGCTTATGAGTTGGTTTGAAGTTCTTAAGAAGAAAAAGAAATCTACCGTTAATTCAGCAGGTAATTATACTAAACCCACGATGAGAAAAAAACAATTTCAAAGAATTAAAGCAGGTAGTAAAGGTGGTGCGGCAGGTCAATGGTCTGCAAGAAAAGCACAAATGCTTGCAGCCGCTTACAAAAAAGCAGGTGGTGGTTATCGTGATTAGTAGTTGGTTTGATATGTTAAAGGCTAAGGCCAAAACTCAAAGAGATTTACAGAATTGGACTAATGAAGAGTGGGGTAGCGCCGAGCAACATAGTGCCAAAGAAAAAGGTAAAACTCCTAAGTCTAAAACTAAGGGTAGGTATATGCCAAAGGGAACTTACAAGAAAACCTCTAAGTCTAGATTGAAGTATCAAGATAGGAAAAAAAGAGAAGGAACTAAAAAGGGTAAACAACACGTTCCTACCGGAAGGAAGTTCTCGCAGAAGTGATTAATATGAGTTGGAAAGATATTTTGAAAGACACTAAAACTGCAACTAGAAGTGCAGATTTGTGGGTTATGAATGAGGAAGCGAATTATTTTCCAATAATACAATTAATCAAACAAAAAGTAAAAGGATATCTTGGTTGGGGTTGGTCTAGAAAAGAAGTTATTGAAGATATTTTAGATGCAATAGCGAAAGAGTTGCCCGAAATGATGTCTCAAAATAAAGGTTTTATGGATGAATTATTATCTCCCGTTAATGATAGAGATGAAATTGGAGATTCAATATCAGATGTTGATTGGTTAGAAGTCGCTGAAAATTTTAGAGAAGATATAGAAGAAGCAATGGAACTATACCCCGAAGAAGAGTTGTGGAATTAATGACATGGTTTGAAGTTCTAAAAAAGAAGGGTAAACACCCTGCGTTGAAAAGAGCAGGTGTTAGTGGCTTTAGTAAGCCCAAGAGAATTAAGCACAAAACTAAATCTCACATTGTTGTAGTAAAAGATGGTGATAAAGTTAAAACTATTAGGTTCGGACAGAAGGGAGTAAAAACAAATCAAACAGCAGGTCAAAGAAAGGCCTTCAAATCTAGACACGCTAAGAATATTAAACGTGGTAAAATGTCTGCCGCATATTGGTCTGATAAAGTAAAGTGGAGTCCTAGTAAAACTAAGGAAAAGAAAAATGAGAAGTGGAGAAAAGGTTCTTGAATAGAATAGAGAAATTTTTTTGGACTTTATCAAATGATTTTTGGGTGTGGGTTGCAATCAGAAAAAATAAAAAACAATAGTAATTAGTGAAACATTCATAGTCTAATTGTTGTTGCGCTTATACAAGTGGCAACTATCCCTAACAGTAAATGGTTTACTATACTACGAATGGCAGGGGCAGTTACTACTAGTAATAATGGAACTTCATCTTTATTTAATAACAAATCAATTTCATCAAAAGGAGGTAAAAAACGTGGTAGAAAAAACAATAAAAAAAGAAGAAGGAACAACGATTAGTGCAACTACTCCTACCGGAACTTATAATTTTGAAGGCAATGTTAATGTTAAATTACTAAGTGAAATGTTTCAATTATGGGTTACAGAAACTAAGGCAGTTAAAGGAAATAAAATAGGAATGCTCCAACCTCAACTTTCTCTATACGGTATGTTTCTGAAACAAGGTCTAATTGGAAGAAGGAAGGGTTTCGCAGGTGCAGTTTCGCCCGAAGGCGGGAACAAAATAAATGCTATGTTAAAAAGAATATTTAACAATGATATTGATGTTGATGATATTACTGATTTGAAACAATTACAGCAATATATGAACAATATCAATTCAAGTGCAAATGATTCAAACCCTAGAAGTATTCCTTTTCTAGATAAAGAAATAGATGATGAAACAGGTGAGATAACAGGGAGACGAAAAATTTTCGGTCATTTTAGAACTCCTAATTATGAAGATAGAATAGAATATAAAATAAAAAATCGTAAAAAGGGCGACCCTCCACTAAAACCTTCACCTGCTGTTGATTCGGCTTGGTATAATATTGACCCCAATTTGGCAAAGCCTCCCTTTTGGTCTATGTTATATGCTGAAAATCCAAATGATGTAGTGGGCTATACATTAACTAATAGTTTACTTCAAATAGTCAATGCCGGAATAGAAGCATTAGAACAACCACTTGGTTTAAGCAAAGATACACCAATACAGTTGGGAGATAAAACTCAAACTGGTTGGGCTAGGAAAGCAATGGAGATTAGTGGTGTTAAAAGAATAATAAAGAAATGGATGAAAACACCTCTACCTAATGGTAATTTTCAATGGGAAAGGTGTCAAAAGGAAATTGAAGGAAAAGCAATACAAATACCTAGAGGGAATGATTCTGATAGAATTAAAGAAATGATTGGAATAAATATTCCCAATGAAATAAAATCTGCTTGGTTTAAAATAAGCAGATGGAGAATAAATGAAATTGTAACTATTTTACTAGACAACAAAAGAATGCGTTGGGAAAATAAAAACAAGAGAAATTTCAATACTATTCAGATTGCTAACTTTCCGGTTGAAGAAACAACTGAAAATAATTTACAACAAGAAGGTTTTGAACAAACTAATAAATCAATAAATTCCAATACAGATAATTGGAAAGATATTTTAAAGAGGGAAATGATATGTTAGAATGTTGTAATATGGAAATAGATGAGGATAATTATTCTTGTTGTATGTGTAGTTATTGTGGAGAGTATTAAGATGAGTTGGAAAGGAATAATAAAAGAAGATTTTGATTGGGGAGATGATATAACGGACGAAGTTATGGAAGTACTTAATTCCAATATTTTAGGCTATCCTAGTCCAGAAAAATTAGCAAATCCTGAACCCTATACTAAAGAAGATGTTAAGGTTTTAATTACTGAACTTAAAAAATTACTATAAATGAGGGAGAAATTAAGATGAGTTGGTTTTCTGTATTAAAGGGATTAGAAGAATATTCATTTTATCTAGACCAAATTGAAAAGACGGAAAAACTACTAGAAAAGTTGTATGAAGATATTGAAGAAGCCGCTATTAAAATGAATAAAGAAACAGGTTTGCTTATAGAATATGCAAGAAACATCATTGAACAAATACAAAGACCTACTATTCTTGATGCGGAAAAAACATTAGAAGAACTTAAAGAAAAATTGAAAGAGACAATGGGGTGATTAGTTGGTAACTAGAAAACGTTGTGTTTTTTGTAATTTAGATAATAGGCAGAGCCTTGAAGATGAATTAGATAACATGATAATTACTGCTGATGAGTTAGATATTCAAATGGATTGGCCTAGTGGCACTGCTTCAAGGCATCAAAGAAATCACATGGAAGGATATGTTAATTCTTCTAATCCAAAATGTAATGTTTGCACTAGTGAACATAGAAGTGCAATCGAATTACAAATACACGATTCTTTAATTACTCCTGAAGAAGTAGGGTCAATGGTAAACTGCACTGCCGACCAAGTAGTTCGCCATATGAAAAATCACGTTCAACCTTTAGTTCAACAATCAGCAGCAAACATGATAGCAATGCGAGAGATAAATGAAGTTGATACTTTAAGTGCTAACATTTCTAGACTAGATACTAAATTAGATTTACTTTTCCAATCAGATGAGTTAGACCCAAAACATATAGATTCATTAACTAAGTTAGCAAAGGAAGTCCGTGAGAGTTTGAGATACTTGATGGAGTTCAAAGGTAAGTTAGTTCACAAGAGACAAGATACAATTATTGTTCATCAGATGCAAATTATTAAAGAAGTGTTAGCACAAAATCACCCTGAAGTTTGGCTAGATGTTAGAAAACAAATGGAGAGTAAGTTACAATGAGTTGGAAAAATATATTGAAAAATGATTTTATAAGTCATGGAAAAAGAAAGGATTTTAAAAGTAAAGTTGCTTTTCCAAATACAAGTTACAGTGGGCTTAGAAGTTATATTGTTGATGATAAGGAAGTATTAGCACAAGTTTATTCAAGTAAGGAAGATGTTCTGTCATCAGATATAAGAACGAGTAATTTGAGGGATTTCTTAGAACAAAATGGCGGATTTTCTATTCAACAATTAGAACCTGCCGCCACAAAAGAAGATGGAACAGTTTTTGATTGGTATATTGTTTTAGAAAGAAAAGATTGAGAAGGAGAGATTACAATGAGTTGGATGAATATTTTGAAATCTCCTACTTGGTATATGGGTAGTAATCCATATAAACCAAGAAAGGACAAACAATTTCAATACTTGTCAGATTTAACGCCTGAATGGGATGATAAATTAACATGGGAATCTAATGATAAAAAGGCAAGGGGTGAAGCAGTTTATCATCAAGACGAAAATCCAAGTAACTATTTTTGGGATATTCATGTGTTTACTATTAAAGATAATATACAAAATAAAGGCAAGGCAAGAGAATATCTTAAGGAGTTTATTGAGGAATTGCATTCATTGGAAGACACGAATGTATTACCAACCGTGTCTAAAATACAACCCCATACATCAGGGTTTTGGGAAAAAATGAAATTAGAGGGGTTAATACAATGAGTTGGAAAGAAATATTAAAAGTTGATTTAAGAGAAGCAAGAATGTTAGGTAGGAAACACGCACCTGAAGAAATGAGTGAAGGCAAATTAAAGATTACTATTGAAAGTGCTTTAACTAACGGAATATTAATGATGAGTAAAAGTGATTTATACAAACTAAGAAGGAATCAATTTCCTGATAATCAATTAGTTAGCGTGATTCAACATTATGGAGGATATAAGGGTCTTCCAAGTAGCCTTAGAATAAAAATTCACGATGTAGTAGTTAAGCCACAAAAAAATCGAGATAGAGGGGATGTGGCTAATACTTTGTTCGATGACGCTTATCCCGAAGAAGATGCAATTATTACAATTGAATATAGTGCAGGGTCAATTAAAAATGAAAAATTTAGTTTTGCATTACCGCCTTTAACAAGAAATCTTAGCGGCTCTAGTGCTTTATCTAATTTAAGACGACCTAAAACAAAACGGGTCGAAGGTGGTTGGAAGCAAAGAAGAAATGCAGACCAACATACGGCATTTGACAGAAGAGAAGATGTCTAAGGAGAGAGTTCAATGAATTGGCAAGATGTATTAAAAAGTGAAACTGAACAAGATTGCTCTTATTGTGGTATTAGTCCTAATGAGAAAGAGGTTCACCATACAGCCTGTGAAGGAGGATGTGGTAAGAAGATTTGTGATTCTTGTCGTATGAAGTTATTAGGAAAAAAGTGGACGATTGTGGATTATGAACCGGACAATGATAATTCGGATTTGGGAGATTCTTGTAAGGAATGTTTTGATGCCGGAAGACACCCTCTTGGAAGATTAACCCCTGCCGAGTCTAATGAAGCACTGTTCTATGAAGTTGGAGATAAATAAGATGAGTTGGCAATCTGTTTTGAAAGCACCTAGACCGTCAAAAAATATGACCGAAGGTGTAAAAAAAATATATGTCTTATTAACTACTGATGACAAAAAGAAATTGACAGCATTATTAGAAAAATATATGAAAGAAAATGGGGATAATCACTTCAAGCGAACCGCTAACCAATTAAGGTCAAAACTGAGATATGTTGCTTTCCCTAGTTTTTTTAGAGACCCTCCAATATCAATAGATAATATCCATGAAGGAAAAGATATGTTTAGGCCTAAAGGTAAAGATGGAAAGCAACCATCCGTTAAACAATTAAGAGAAGACCCTTACTATAAGTCTCCACAAATGGTTCATACTGAAAAATATATAGATAGATTAGATATGTTATTAGATATTTATGAAAAAAATTTTTATAGAACTAAACCGATGTTGACAAAGTTAGTAAAACAAGGAGATTTTGATGATGTTCTTAGATACATGAAAGGTGAAGTTGATTTTGATGCAGTAGAATATATAAAAAATGAAAATCTTATTCTGAAACCTAGAGGTAAAAACAAGAAGTTAACAAAGGATGAAAAGGAACAAAGGAATAGAGATATTTCAAAACTTTTCAAAGATAGAGACATTCAAAAAACCTTAACTAATAAATACAAAGATAATCCTGAAACTTTAGGCTATTCATTAAGTGATGATTTAATAGTAGTTATGCCGTTATCCGCAGGTGTTACGGAAGAAACTTTCGATACAGAAGTAAAGGCTATATTAAACGGGTTTACTAAAAAACCAGTATTACTACCTGTTGAATATAGGGGTAATAATCAGACTGAAACTGAAGATGAACCTGAAGATGTACCTGAAGATGAGAAAGGAAGTATTGACGCACAAAAAGAAAAGGATGCAGATAAACCAAAACAGAAAACAAAAAGTCGAGAAGGGTTTTATTTATATGACAAAAAAATATCTATTAAAACTTCATCTCCCGAAGTAATAGGATTGACTAAATTTGCTCCTTTTTTGAGTATTGAGGAAATAGATTCATTAGCAGGTTCAAAAATCCATAAAGGAAAAATTGAAAGAACTCAATTAGCAAAAATATTAGGAAAAAAAGATTTTAATTCTCTTAAAATGAAACCTAAAACTACTACGGACAAGAGCGCAAAAATAATTAGAGATAAAAAAGATGACAATATAGATATTTCTGACATTGATGATAAGTTAGCAAAAATTTATTTTGAAAATGTAATGAATAATGTTAGAAAAGCAGACCGACCTAAGTTTTTATTCGGAACTAAAAAAGACTTCTTTGAAAATGTAAAAGTATCTGCCTTCCAAAGTGCTTTAGCCATTTACTTTAGGTATGATTCCGATAATGTAGGCGGAAGATTAGATGATATGATAATAACTAATAAAGTAACTGTGAGTGAAGGCACTCTTTTACATAAATTAAAAATGTTGTTGATTATCGAAAGTGACGGTCAAAGACAAAGTGATTTTAATGAAGCAAAAAATAGTTTTTCTGAAACTACTAGCACACAATGGGAACAACTGTTATCGAATTTCAAGAGTGTTTGTAAAATTGTAGTGAAACAGGGTCAAAGGAGTGTAACGGGATGGCGAACATGGTTAACTAGACTTTCTGAGATTAGAACTTCTGATAATGCTACTGATGAAGAAGTTGATTTGTTAAACGCCTATGAGAATGTGCTTAAAGACATGGAAGATATGCCAACCATTTCTTTAAATGTTAAATATACATTATTGACTAGCGATACAAGAACCAAACTTTTAGATATAGTTGAAAATATAGATGATTATAAAAAGTCTGAATTTAATTCTACTATACAGAATATTTCTACTAGATTGAGCCTAAGGGAAATGAAACGTTTTTTGGAGGAACGCGAAGATTTCCAAGATATGTTAGAAACAATGATACCCTCTAAGACTGTTGATTTTGTTCCTGAAACAACAGAAGGTGCGGTGGGTAATTTCTATATTAGTGGAACGGACGGTTCTATGGATGATAGTAAAACTAATTCTATCGCTATCTTTAAAGATAGATATATGAATGAAGAAAAAACTCAAGATAATCAAAATGACGAACCTATAACGTTAGATTCCTTGCCTAAAGAAGAACAATATAAATTAAATAAGGAATATCAAAGATTGTTAAAATTTAGTAGGAATATAGATGAATTGATAGACCCTCCTAATGTAGAATTAAGAACAATGTATGATGAAATAGACAGTAATAAAAATAGAGAAATTGATGAAAGTGAAACGGACAGGGCAGATGTTAAAAAAATTAAAGAGGTATTATTGAAACGTTTTGATAGCATCAAACGAAAAATATTAGATGAGATTAAAGTTTCTATGGTAACTGTTTCCAAAGAGAAAACTATTTCTAAGCCAAAGACAACAAAAGGTAAAACTCAAGGTTTCAAACCATTAGAATGGTTAAACAGTAAGGGGCTGTAATTATGGATATTGATAAATCGTATGAATTATTTAAGGTATATATTGAAAAAGGCCGTTCTAGGTTAGAACTTAATATAGAGAAACACATAGAAGAAAATGAAAAGGATGTTACTGATGACGGTTTAGATGATAGAATGGATGAAATATTAAATATAATTTTTTCCGAACCTTCTCATTTGCATAAATATATGACTGAAAATAAATCTTTCATGTTATCCGACCCTTCTGATATGTTAGGAGAAGGGTCTTCAAAATCTAAAAAACAGGCTTTTAGAGTTTGGTTGAGAGGAAAAGCAAGTAATCTGTTTGTTGGCTTTCCAACAGAAGTGTTAGATTTTCCAAAAAAAATTAATGTTATGGAAAATTACGCATTAGAGCAAATATTAGGTGAAGCGTTTGAGTCAGAATTAAACTCTAATTTTAGAGGGGATATTTCAGTCTTAGTTGAAAGAAGCGGAGTAAACGTAGAAAAAATAGATGAAATGCTTGCAAACTTTTCGGATAGAAATTCTAGAGAAACTTTAACGGTTAAGAGAGTTTTTATTGATAAGACTCATTCATTGAATAATTTAAGATTGAAAAGTGGTGTTAGTTTAGACCCCGAAACTATTGACAATTTCATACAGTATATTGATAGTCTGAATAAAAAAGGCCTGTCTTCTGTATTAGAGCCAGTATTTGAAATACTTAGAAGTTATGATGAGGAAGGAACGGCTAAAAAAATTATATTGTCTGCACCTAGTATAACAGGTAAACTAGACCTTAGAAGTTTAAAAAATAGAAAGGCAATATATTCATATTGGTCGGGTGTTAATAAAGACTACGAAGACTTTCAAACTAAGTATTCTGATTTTATTAATGCTGTTGAGAAAGTTGACGAAGAGGCTCTTACGTCCGAATTAAAGGATATTGTAGGAGAGTTAAAATTATTTAAAAATGAGATAAACTCTAATAATATTAAAACCAATTTAAATTATATAACTAGATTTAAAAAAATGCAAGTGAAGGGATATATGAAATCAAAAGTTCACGTTAAATTATTTGTAGAACTTTTGAAAAATAAAAATATAGTAAGATTTTTGGGTGATGGTGAAGATAAAGTGGAGACGGATTCCCCTATTGCAGTAACAACTTATGATAAAGAAGGAAGTCAAAGTGGTAAAACCGCAGAAGTTACTATGCAAGAAGAAGTAGATGCCGCTTCGATATCGGAAGTAAAGCAATTAGAACAAATATTAACTAATTTTCAAAACACTGTTGCTGTTGACCCTATATACTATCGTGCTTTTACTGATAGAGGCAATTCAGAAGCGTTTAAAAATACGCCAATTTTTGAAAACCAACTTAAAAGAATGAAAAAATTATTATTAATTCAAGGAGCAAAATTTGATGTTAATTATAATACTAGAATAGCAATGGATTCTAAAATATTAGAATATTTTGAAGAACTTAAAGACTTGGCTTCTGTTACTGATTCAATGACCGAATTTTATTTACCGCTATCTTCCACAACAAAGTCGGATTTAGTTATTGATAATAAAGAAGATGATTCATCTAATAATGAACTAAATGGAGAAGATATAGACAACAAAAGTAAAAGGATTTCAAGTTTCCTAAATACTTTTTCTAAAATATACAATGAAAGTGTCTCGCCTACTGCAACTAAATACGGCAAAGAGTCTTCATTAGATATGGGTGCTAAAGATATTCAAGGAATTAATAGGAAAAAGCGGTTAGAAAATGTAGGCACATTAAATGTTAAAGAATATCGTTCAGAATTAATTAACGCAGAAAACGAACTAGATGAATTGCTAAATGCTATTATAGATTTTTTCGTAGTGCCTGTTTACAACCAATATGTTCCTTTTGATGATGAAATTGCTTTTACTATAAATGAAAAAAGCATTAAAACCTTTAAATCATTAGCGGGAGGTTCTAGTAAAAATAATTCATTTACACGAATATTAGATTTAGAAAGACAGTTAGGTTACGCTATGATTTCTGCTGAAGATTTGAGAGAAATCACTGACTTTGTTAATTTAGTTAATTCTTCTCTAAAGGATGTTAATTTTGCTAACTTGAAAAAAGAATTTAAACAAATTAGTTCTTTAGTAAAAGAGATGTTACTCGTTAAAGGTGAAGGCGTTATTGTTGATGAAATAAATACCGAGTTTGGTTCATTTTTATATGAAACTTTAGAAAACAATAATTTAGTAAACGAGTGGTTTGAATATCATAAAGAAACTTCTAATATAAACGGTTATTATCCTAATTCTTCTAGTAATAAAACTCCTAAAGACTGGTACGAAGAATTTAATCCCAGAGTAAACTATCCTTTCAAACAACTCGTTAATGTAATTCTTAGACAAGACGCTAGTTTAACCTCAACCTCAGTTGGTAAAAAAAAGATAGGTAGTCAAAAGGGAATAACTGCATTCAAAACTGCGATACAGGATATGAAAGTTTTGCGTAGCGAAGATGAATTAAAAATATTAGATGCACATGATAGCATCAGAAAAATGATGGGTAAGCCCGTATATTATAATACTTCTAAAACACATAATTTCGACCATGTAAATGCTACAATTGAGATACTAAAAAAGGATTTTAATATTGATGTTTCAGCGCATGAGATACATTCGATAGTGAATGAAGTTAATTCTATGCACGACATAAGTATAAAACATGGTGTTCCAAAAGAAGGCGTGTATTTCATAAAGGCTAATTTTAGGTGATTTTTTGGAGTTAAATGAATTAGATTTCGTAACCCAAATGGATATGGAATTATCTAAAACTTCCTTTCCATATTTTTTTCAAAATGTTTTAGGTATGATGTATCCTGAATATATGCAAGAATGGTTAGACTCTATGAATACTACTGATAGAACAGTTATAATTTGTAGTAGAGACCACGGCAAATCTGTATTTATGCACAGTTGGGTAGTATGGAATTTAGTATTCCAAGAGCCTCCTTTTCAGATGCTATACATTTCTTCTAACCAAAAGCAGACTTTAGTTCATATGAGAGAAATAGATAGATATTTCAACTTACCCGCATTAAAACAATTTAGACCTAGCAGGGGTTGGGCTATTGGTAATATTCAATTAACAAACGGCAATGCAATTTTAGAGCGTTCCGTAGGTTCTCAGATTAGAGGACTACATCCTCAAGAAATTATTATTGACGACCCTTTGAAAGAGTTCAGTATAGTTGGTATAGAGAAAGTTACTGATTGGTTTTTCGGAGATATGATACCGACACTACATCACACTTCTAAATTGAGAATGATTGGCACTCCTTTTACCTATACAGATATATTTGCACAGTTAGAAGAGAATGATGCCTATACTGTAAACAGATACCCTTGTCTTAATTCTTTAAATGAACCTCTTTGGCCGGAGAGATGGAATTATGAAGCACTGATGCAAAGAAAGGCAGAAATCGGTTCTCTAAAATTTACAAGAGAATATCTTTGTGTTCCAATTTCCACAGGAACAGCACTTTTCAATCCTGAATTTGTAACTAAATGTAAAAATAAAGAATATGTATTAAAATTGGGACATAGAAAAGACAAGGGATACAAATATTACGTTGGTGTTGACCCTGCTATCTCTACCGATGGAGATTATAATGTAATTACTGTTTTAGAAGTTGATGAAAATATGAATAAAACAATTGTTCATGTGGATAGAGCCAAGAATGTTGAGTTTAGAGAAAATATAGATAAAATTAGATTGATAGGTAAAATATTTGAACCCGAAGAAATTCTATATGAAACAAATACGTTTGCTAAGGCATTTACTCAAGAGTTAAGAAATGTTTCAGATTTGAATGTAACTGATTTCAACACAACAAGAAAGAGAAAACAGGAAATAATTCTTAACCTACAAATGAACATAGAAAATGGAAAAATTAACTTTCCCTATGGCGACAACTCTAGTAAAAAATTAACCAATATGTTGATAGAAGAATTGTCAATGTTTTCTATTACTCATTCAGGAAAGTTTGAAGGCGTAGGCGCACACGATGACTTAGTAATGAGTTTGGCATTAGCCAATGCCGCCACGCAAAATTCACAAGATGTATTTATGTTATTAGATGATATGGGATTATTCAATGCTCCCACAACTACGAATAACTCTTTAGGCGGTATGTTAGGACTGAACTTCTAGAGGCAAGTAGCGGAGGTGAGAGTATTAGTGAAAAAGGAGACAAATTAAGAGAACTCGGACACCTTGCCGATGAAGAAGAATCCCTAGAAGAACAACAAAAAAGAATAACCGAAGATTTGAAGAGAAGTTGGTTAGTTGATTCTACTATATCAGACCACACTCAATTGGAAAAAACATTTGCTAAAGAGTTTGATTTATCTTTAACAGATGCAAGAAAACATCTTGAATATAAACTTAAAAAATATGAAGTCGAAGGAACAGATATCCCTAAGATGATTAAAAAAATGCGTAAGTATAGAAGAACTCTGAAAGGAGAAGATAGAATACAAATGTCAAAATCAATTGATAATTTAATTGACGGTTACGCTAATCATTTAGAAAATAGTATTGATAATATTTATTGGTTAAGTAAATATAAATCTCAAGTACAAGATATGACTTGTAGCGAAGACCAACTAATCAAACTATCATATGTTGATGATGAAAATACAAGAAGAAAAATAATAGATGTTTTGTGTAAATATTGGGAAGCAAAAATAGATAAAAATGAAATCGGTTATAATAGTAATTTTGCTAAACTATCCAAAGAGATGACATCTTCTAAGAGAGAGTTTAAACATCTAATTAAAAAACACCTGAAATCAATTAATAAAAAAGAAATTATTAAACACAACATTGTTTCTTTAGTTAGCGAAGAATCAGGAATTTCAGCAAGGCAAATACATGAAAGACTACCTAAGAATTTATTTCATAAAACTACTCCAAGTATAATTTCCAAGATGGCTATATCTTGCAATGTTACTAATGTCAATGGTGCTTTCTATAAGTTTAGTGATGATATTAAAAAAGATATTTATGCTTATACTGCGGCTTTCATAGATTCGGATGGCTATATTACTATGGATAAAAAGTTCAATCCAAGAGTAGGTTTGGTAGCAACAGGAGAAAGAGGAAAGGCGTTTATGTTAGAGATGCATAAATCATTAGGTTGCGGTAGATTACATTTAGACCAAAAATCTCCGCAAGACACTAGACCTGTTAACAGATTAAATTTTTATTCCCATGATGATGTAGTCGAATTATTAACTAAATGTAGGCCACATTTTAGAATGAAAGGGAAAAACGCAGATATATTATTGGAGTTATTACGAATGAAAAAATCCTATAAAAAAGCAGATTGGTATGATGAAAGAAAAACTGAATTATTTCAATTAATGAAATATGAAAATCATAAAGACCATGTTGGTTATGATTTTTCTAAGGATGGTATTGATATTACTACTGTTTTTAAATTACACGATAAGTGTAAAATGTTTGAGATGGATAAATTAGAAGGAGTGATTGCTTAATGGTAGAAGAGAAAAGAAAATTTTCATTTAGTAATCTATTTAGAAATACTACACCTAAACCTGCTGATAGAACGGTTTACAATTTAGGAATACAAGAAAGAGATAATTCCTATATGTTAACTAGTCCTATTATTTATCATATAGTGCAACAGTCAACTATTGTTAGGACTTGTATTACCCAACTTAAACAAGAGGTTTTCAGAAGAGGGTATTTGTGGGAGGAAAAATTTGCATTAAAATGTAATTCTTGTGGAAAAGAACATACTAATCCCGTCCTACAATGCACAGATTGTGAATCTACTGATTTAGTTAAACCGGATTCAAAACAATTAGTGTATGCTAAAAACTTTTTAGAAGGATATGTAAATAATGCAGACCAAATGTTCATAGATGTATTGAAAGAATTAGAAGATGATTTGAATATAATGGATGATGCTTACTTAGTTACAGTAAAGGAATATTATTTAGACAATAATTCTAAGGTTAGAATGCATCGAATAAAAGAAGTGTTTAGAGGCGACCCTGTTACTATGCACATTTATTCTAATGAACTTGGCGAAAGAGGAAAAGGGGGTTATGTTTGTCTGCGCCATAGAGACAGAATACATGAACATCCGAGTGAAACTTGTGAGACCTGTAATTCAGAATTGTATCCTGTTCATTATGTTAATCGTGTTAACGGAGAAGAACAATATTTCATCAAAGGGGAAGTAGTTCACTTTAGCAAATATTCCCCTTCTAGATTATATGGTATGTCTCCTATTCTTACTTTGTGGAATAATGTTACTACATTAATTGCAATGGATAATTATGTTAACTCATCATATACTAAGGCAAGAATGCCGAAGGGATTGTTGGCTGTTCAGACAAGAAATATGGAGTCAATGAAATCGTTTTGGCGAGGTGTTAAAGAAAAGATGGAACAAGACCCTCACTTTATTCCGGTAATGGGAATTGAATCGGAAACCGGAAAGGGTTCTGTTGAATGGGTTAGATTCATGGATAGCCTAAAAGAAATGGAATATGTTGCAGTAAAAGATGATTTACGAGATAGAATTTCTGCCTTTTATGGTGTAAGTAAAGTGTTTATGAATGACGCTTCTGCGGGCGGTGGATTAAATAACGAAGGTATGCAAATACTTGTTACTAATCGCGCAGTAGAGATGGCTCAAACGACTTGGAATAATTATGTGTTTCCCTTTATTACTAATCAATTTGGTATTACAGATTGGGAATTAAAACTTCCACCTTCGGAAGAAGAAGATGAAATTGCTAAATTAAGACTAAGAGAAATGGAAGTTAATATTGCAGGGGCAATAAAGAACTTAGGATTTGAAGTAAAGATGGATTCAGAAGGCAGGTTTACTTATGATAAACCTATGGAAGAAAAAGAAAAACAACAGGGTAAAGAAGATGAGTTTGAACTTGACCCTTACGCAGGTACGGATATTGATGCTAGTCAGTTAGGTCAAATGATGGCGGAAGGAAATAAACCGACAATGGCCGAAGCGGGTGTTCCCGAAAAAGTTAAATCAGAACCACCTAAAAAAAGAAACAAGCCTAGTATGTTTAATGCTCCCGATAAAAGATTTTCAGGATTACCAAAGGATGCAGGGAATCAAAATAATGACAAAAGAACAGAAAGGAGAGTTGGTTAAATGACATGGTTTGAAGCCTTAAAGTTTGAACCATCTTTTTCATATCCAAAATGGATAGATTATGGTAATAGAAAAAAAAGTGTTTTAGAATACACAAAAAAACTATTAGACTTTGGGGCAAGTTGGAATAACATAAGAAACAAACTTAGTAAATATAATGTTGAAGATGAGTTCGATTGGGTTAAACAGGAATTAAGTGATTAAGATGAGTTGGTTTGAGATAGTTAAAAGAAAAAATACGGCAAGAAAAAAAATAAGTCTGAATAGAAGGGTAAATGGTAGTCCGGTTTCCTTTACTAATGAAAGGCAAAAAACCAAAGAACGAAGAGAGTTACAAGATATGGTTAATTCTTCAGGAAAAGAACAACCACGAAATGTAATGAATCAGAAAGATAGAGAAGAGACTACCCAAGAAGAAAGAAATCAATATGAAAAACACTTAGAAGATATGCAAGATGAAATGAGGAGAGATTAAAATGAGTTGGAAAAATATAGTCAAGGAAGCAGAATGCAGAATAGATGTTTGTAAAGCCAGTAAATGTAAACATAATAAAAATATGAAATGCACATTACCTAACGTAAACATTAGTAATAACGGAAGTTGTTTAATGTATACTGAAAACCCTGCTAGTCCTTCATTTACAGGTATTACTCCCCCAAGAACTGGAGGGCATAAGTCTTTCATAGCAAGAGCAAAGAAAAATCTAGATGAAGAAAAGAGAAACAGGTGATTAATATGAGTGAAGAAAAAAGTGTAAGACAATTAGAAAGAGAATTGAAGCAAGCGAGAATTAAAGAAGGTGCGGAACAAAGGAGTAATGTCAACATTAGTAGAGACTATGCAGTTGTTGGTGTAGACCCTAGCACTACGTTAAAAAATAAAACAGACGATGCACCTAGTAATATTCCTGATGTTATGATAACACCTAAAAGAAAGAATATGCGTAGTGAAAATATACCATTCTAAGGAAGTTAGATTATGTCGTTCATGGATATTTTAAAAAAAGATATTGTGAAAGCAAGAAAAAATCCGTGGAGTAAGATATTAAAGGTTCTATCTAAAAATAGAAAGGAAATTCATACAGTTTCTATTAACAGCATATCAAATCTAGAACGTGAGTTTTTAAAATTAAAAAAGGAATTAGAAACAACTAATACTCCTATTGAACATGATATAATATTTGATGGTAATTTTAAAGGGTCAAGCGGCACAACTGAAATCTATGCTGTAAAAAGAAAAAGTGGAAAAGTTAAGACCCAAAATAAGAATTTGGAAGAGGTATCCGAAGTTCAGTTACTTCCTACCGGACAAAGTGATGATTTGACTACATTGAATAATTTAAAAACTGCTTTAGAGAACCTTAAAAGTAAATACAATGAGGAAAAATATCCTAAAGTGCATGAATTACTTTTTAGTGATGATAGCCCTTTTACGAAAATACAAAAAAATCTTGATTCACCACTAGCAACCAAAACCGAAGAAATAGCATCACAACTTAAAGACATACTATTAAGAGGTAATGTTAATCAAAATGACGAAGATGAAGTTAAATTAATTAACAGTTTATCTAGCGAAATTAATGATTTTTTTAAAGGTAGAAAACGTATTGCTGCTGAGTTGCGTAATCTATTGGTAGATGAGGGAGCGTCCTTTTCAAAAGTGGGCGGGTGGTTAAATCAATTTAAGATATATAATAATAAAAACTCAAGAGAGATTATGAATGATATATTTGATACCCTTGATATAGATTTTGATGATGATATTAAAACTAATTTAAGCAGTGTTAAATTAATAGGTTATTTAAATATGGATTATCCTACTAAAATTGATAATGTTAAACAAATAATGGACTTGTATTTTAGAGGGGGAAACCCTACTATTAGTCAAGATGGAGAGGTAGTTAATGACCCTGCCGCAGATAATAGTGAACTCGAAACAGAAATTAGTAAAATTTTAAACAGACAAAACTCGGTTCTTTATAGAACTATTGCTTTAGATATAATGGAAAAAATTATTATGTTAGAAAATGAAATAACTGAAATGGCTAAGGATTTAGATGGCGAAACACAAAACACTATTTCACAATTTGACATTGCTCTAGTGAAAGCAAAGGAGTATCACGAAATATTACATTTTATAAAAATTATATTAGAAACTAAAGGTATAGTTTTACCAAATTCAGTAGTAAAAGAATATAATCAAACTAGACAAGACATTGATAATTTGAAGCCTTACATGAAAGATGATGTAAGTTTAGGCTCTTTATTTAGTAATACTTTTTCTATTAAAGGACAAGAAATATCGGTAAGGGATTTTAAAGATTATTTAACTAGTATTGATATTCCAGAATCAAGTTCTGATAGTGAAGAACAAGAAGAAAGTAGTGAACTTGCAGATGATTTTGAACGACAAATTGAACTAACCAAAGCAAGAGGCAGACTTAAAAAAACTTATAATACTATATTTAAAGAATTAGAGAAAAAATTAACTATTGGAGGATTGCCTTCATTTAAATTACCACTTAATAGTGTAAAGGATAAAGATGGAACATCATTAGCAAGTGTAAAGGATAAAGATGGTAAGAGCAAATTAGTAGATAGGAAAGTTATTCAACCAGTAGAATACGGTTATCTTTTAAAGCCGCATACTTCTAGAGAAAGAACGGAAGAGAATATGGGGGTAATTGAAAGAAATAGACTAACTCGTTTAAGAGACGAAAGAAAAGGAACTGAAAAGTTATGGATAGATTTTAAATTGAAGTTTAAACTAAATAAAGAAAACGAAACTTCCTTGCCTAAGTTTGATGAAAATGATACTTCTAAAATTAATGATTCTGAAATACTAAATTATGTGTTATTGAAAAGTAATTTTTTAAATAAATTAGTAAGACAGACATCAGATTTAGATAAACAAAAATGGGCGGTTCTTACTTTAAGGAACGTAAATACTGTTAGAAGAGACCTCAATAAGATTAGCAACGAAATTACAACCCTTGAGAAAGAGGTGGATGCCTTCTTTAGTAAGAACATAGATGCACCTAAAGGGAATGATATTACAGACACAGATGAATCTGAATATGAAAACCCTGAGTATAATGACCGTAATCAGTTGAAATAAAGAAACTTCATAAACTAGAGATAAGAACGGATAGACAAGGTGGTTGAGTATGAGTTGGAAAGAAATACTTAAATCATCTTCAATTTTAGAAAAAGTTGATACTAAACAAAAAAAGAAACTTAAGAAACTTCTTCAAAAAACTCAACCTACTGAATACATGGGGCAAGAGATGACTCATCTTTCAGACCTGTTAGATGAGATGAAAAAATTAGACTTAATTAAGTCTGATAAAAGACTACAAAAAAAGTTTGAGAGTTTCGATGAAAAGAATTTAGACATAGTTTCTTCGGCAGCAGAACTTAGAAAAGATTACGAAACTTTGTATCGGCAAATACGAGACTTAGTTTATCCAAAGAGTAAGGGGGATTTAGAATGAGTTGGGAAGATATATTAAAAAGAGATTTTACTAAAAAACCTAATGGCGTTAGAATTGACAAAGACGGATTTACTGATAATTATAAAGAAGTAGCAATGAATATGAGAATCCCATTTGCGCGTAAATTACATGAGTCTTTAAAACGAACCAGTCCCTATGAAAGTACTTATCAAACAAAACTAGGTAAAGAACTAGAAGATATTGCACAAGCAATGTCTAAATTAGGGATAAACATTACGTTTGCTAAATTAATAGATGAAAAATATAACTTTGAAGATAATCCTGATGGTGATGGCCTATACGAACACGATGTAAAGGGCGGTGTCGCTACAAAAGTAAAATACAAAGGTATTGAGAAGATTCTGTATTTTGTTATCTATTCAGAAGGTGCATATACAGAAATGGGAGATAAGCCGATATTTAGGATTCCTAGAGTTTTAGAAGATGAAGAAGTATTTACTGATACTGTTTTAGAATCTTTAAAAATAGGAGAAGGGTCATCTAAAGACCCTAGCGGAAATGATGACGAAGACGATAGAGAGAGATATGCAAATTGGTATTATTCTCTCAGTAGGAGAGAGAGAGAGGAAATGGCAGATGAAGGATTTTATCCCCCTCCTAGTATGTACGGGCGAGAAAAATATGGTAAAGACCTTAAAGGAGAGATTTAGAATGACAAAATACGACCAAAGAACAATTCAAACATTAAAAACAGTTATAGGAACTATAAGCACTATGGAAATTCCTTTGGCTTTTAGAGTGAAACTTAGAAAAATTATAGATGATTTAAAAGAGGCCGTTGATGAGATGGTGAGTAAGAGATGAGTAGAAAAAAAGAGTTAGAAAGTTTAATACATAAAGAGTTAACCAAGTATATTAGGGGGCTACAAGAAAATGAGTGATGATAACGAAATGTTAATGCTATTAAAAGAATTAGTGAATAAGGTGAAACACTTGGAGGAAGCAGTTTATCACAAAGATAACCTACTTATGAAATCAGGATTAGTTGTGGTTAATTCCCCTTCTCCTAGAATGGATAGTAATAATATTCCAATGGATAATACTATCAAAAAGAGTATGGCTTGGGAAGACATACACGAATTAGTAACTACAATGGAGAGATAAATATGAGTTGGGAAAAAATAATTAAAAAAGAAAGTGGAAAAACTATTGAACAATTTAGAGATTTGTTTGAGCCAATGGTGGAGACGTATTTGAATGATAATATATTTGATGAAAATGATTATACAGAAGAAAAAATGAAAGAATTACAGGATGAGATTAATCGTGGAGATGCATTGGCAGGTCTCGGTAAATATATTGATATTTACTTAAGTCTTGACCCTGATGATAAAGAAGGCGGTTATTATGTTGATGTTGAGGTTTCAGGAAAATACGATGCATTCGGTATGCAATTTGATTTAAAAGGAAACATGAGGAGGTTGTAAAATGCCGGAAAAAGTAACAAGAGAAGAAAAATTACTAGAACTAGCAATCGCTAAGGCAAAGGAAGTATTACAAGAGGCTAATGTAAACAATATGGAACTAGATGAACCATTAACAGGTGAAGAAGTTAAAGTGAAAAGACCTAAGAAAAACCCCTCAGAAGTACCTTTACCAAAGACTAGTAATATTGAAGGAAAGGAAAAGAAAGATTCTAACTGAGTGAGGTAGTATGCCGCAAACAGGACTTCTATTTGAAAAAAAAAGGACTCCTTTAACTAAAAGGGTTTTAGATTTTTTTGAAAGAGTTAGATATTCATACCTTTCTGCAAAAGAAAGTCCTTCTGAATATGGGGCTAAATGGAAACAGACTGTTAAAGAAGTTAGAGACCAATTCGATTCATTAGATGATTTTTCTAGAGAATTAAAAACTTACTTAAAGGAAAAAACTGCTTTTTCTAATGAAGCATACGACCCCAATTCTAGACAAGCGAAAGAGATTTATGATAGTGTTAAAGAACTTAGATTCAAGTCAGACAAAATTAGTGACCCGTTTTCTAAACAATTAGGAGATGATGTAATTAATATACTCTTAAAGGACGAATCTATTTTATTATCATTTATTCATTATGCGGTTCGTTCCCATACCAATACAATACCCGAAAAATCTTGGAAGGCACATGGGCTGAAACCGGATGAGATTACTCAAGGATATATGGGCTTAGATTTAGAACCTAAAGATGTGCCTATTTATATTATAGAACATTATGGTAGTTCAGATGAGAATACTGAAAGAATAGAAACTAAGTGTAAACAGGCATTCAAAAAATTAGAAGATATTTATTTAGAAAAATATGACGATGAGGATTGGGATGCCTTATTAGAATTAGATATATCTAAATCACAAGAACAGAAAGCGGAAATAGATTTTATTAAACCTAATAAACCAATGTATCGTATTTTCGAGATAGATGATTTGGATGATATTAAAGGGCTAACCGGAGAGTTTGTTGTTCAAGAAAAATATGATGGTATGAGAATACAGATACATAAGTTCAATGGTAAAGTTAAGATTTATTCTTTTAATGAAAAAGATATTACTTCTAAATGTCCCGAACAGGTAAAACATATGGAGAAAAAACAATTCGGGGATTGTATATTAGATGCTGAATTAATGTTATTTTTAGATGATGAACCCCTTCATAGAGCAGACACTATTACTCATGTGTTTCATAAGAAAACAAAAGGAACATTGAAGGCACACGTTTTTGATATTATGGTGCATGAAGGGAAAAATATAACTGATGACCCACTAAGAGAAAGAATTAATATTTTACTTTATCAATACTCACAACATTCTTCCGAACTCATGGCGTTTCCTTCTAAAAAAGATACTAGAATAGCAGATTCTAAAAAGGAAGTTGAAAACTATTCAAAGAATATTATGAAATTACCTGCGTCAGAAGGAGTAGTTATCAAGGATATTGAATCTACCTATTACATAGGAAATAGAAAAAATCCTAAGTGGGTTAAATGGAAAAAATTTGTTGACTTAGATGTAGTAGTATTAAACGACAGAAAGACAAAAAGTAATTTACATTCTTATACTATGGGAATCGGGCCAGTTACAGCCGAAGTTGCAAGGAACTATGCTACTGTTGATTATGAAGATAAGGCCTATTTAGAAGTTGGTAAGGCTCTTAATACAAAAATAAATGTTGACATAGGTACTATTGTTAGGGTTAAGGTCGATGAAGTAACTAAAAGGAACGATAAATTTAGCCTATATTCTGCCAAAGTAATAGAAATACCGGAAGTAACAGAATCAGATAATATCGCTACATTAGAAAAATTAGCATCTAAGAGTAAAAAATCATTATCAAGTGCAATTAATAGTTTAATTGGTACTGCTGTACCTGTCCCATTTAGAATTATGAGTGGGTTGGAATCTAATTTACTTAAACCTAAAAAAATTAAAAAGGGATATTACATTACAGATGATATACACGGTACTGCTGAAATTATATTAAAAGAAGATTTAGACGGCTTTACTATCTATGGTTTTGATGGCGATAATTTAATGGAGAAAAACGCTCTTTATAATATTGATTTGTGGAAAGAAGAAATAGCGAAATTAATAAAAAGTAACAGGTCTCAATTAAGAATAGCAATAAAGGATGAAATAGCAAATAGTCCAAATGAAAAATTAACATCAGAAGAAATAATTGAATTTGTGCAAACCAAGCACAATAAATCGTGGGCGGGTTGGATTAAACAAAATCCTAACAAATTAACAGGATGGTTAAAGCAACAAGATTCTGTTGAATTTTTAGATAAAGAAAATCCTCAAGTCTTTGTTGTTGATGAATCATTTATAGAAAAGGATAATGAAAATGATGAAGATAATGAAAATATTATTCAAAAAGAAGATTCGAGAAAAGGTAAATTTACTATAAATAGACAAGATGATGGTAATATTAATTTAATTATAGATTATAAAAAAAGCAGATTTGCTTGGTTGATAGATATAGAGGATACAGATGATATATACAACTTATTCGGCAAATCCGTAAAATACCCTGCTATCGTAGCAGAAAAAATAGATGCAGGTAAAATTATAGATAAGGGTGATATTATTTTAGGAATACAAAAAGACGGTTATCACGAATATAAATTAGAAGGAGATAAATTTGAAACTAGACTACATCTTAGAGTTGTTCCTATAAATGAGAAAAAAAGATGGGTAGCATGGACTGGAAAAAAACAAGTTATGTTAAAAGATAAAGATAGTATAGATATTTGGAATATTGAAGAAGATAAATATTCTAATTTAACACTTCCTAGTGAAAAATAGCGACTACTTAATATAGTAAAAGTAAAAAGACAAAGAAATAATGCTTATGCAACCTTCTCTTTTATTCAAAGCAGATAGAGAACATGAGTTTACTATTCTTAAATCCGATGATTTGATTATTGGTGGCTACGCTTCGATAGAAATAGTAGATAAACAAAATGATTTAATTACATTAAGTGCTTTAGATGATGCGGCAAAAAACTATATGTCTGAAAAGAAATATAGAAATGTTATGTCTAATCATTCTAATGTTCAGGTCGGAGAAGTCATAGAAAAGTATAGAGATACTAATGGAACTCTTCATAAAACAGGAGTAGATGACGTAGGTTTCTATGTTGTTATTAAATTAAGAGATGACATAGAAAAGGCAAAAGAAATTTCAAGGAGTATTAGAAAAGGAACGCTTCGTTCTTTTAGTATTGGAGGTCAGGCGATTTCTAAGAAACAAAAAACATCAGATGAGTTTGGTGAGTATAATGAGATAGACAGGTTAGAATTACATGAAGTAACTATCTGTGAAAAAGGGATTAATCCCGAAGCAAAATTCGACATTTTAAAAATGGAGGATAAAACAATGAGTGAAAAATTGGAGAAAGCACTCGAAGAGTTGAATGACTTGATGAAACAAGTTAACGGACTCGGAGAGGAAGGAAAATATGACGAAGTAACGAAGAATGCCAAATATAGTATGTCAACTAGGGATGATGAAGAAGAAGAAGAAGATGTTGAAACTATGATGTCTATGCGTAAGGATGATGAAGAAGAAGAGGAAGAAGCAAAATCTCTTGATGAAGATTCAACAAGAGACTACGAAGCAGGGGAACTTGTAGTTAGTGGTGGTAAACCAACTAGCGCACCTGCAACACTAAAGAGTAATGGGTTAGATGATTCGGACTTTAGTACTCTTAACCTAAGTGCAGACAATGTTGAGAAAGCATATGCACAATTCAAAGCAGAGCAGATGGAAAAAATTGCATACGATAATCTTTCTAAGCAATTTGAAGCAAGACTTTCAGAAGAACTTTCTGTTAAGAAATCAGCAGCAGAATCCGCATCATACGATGCTAGAACAGATGTAGCAGCACTAAAAGAAGAGTTTGCTCTACTACGAAAATCTCTATCAGAGAAAGACGCAACAATTCGCAAAAGCGTGGAAATGTCAATGGCATTACCGGAAGGAATACCTACAAGTTTAGAGGCAGCAGCCAATATGACTTGGGATGACGTACATTCTCTTGTGAGGGGAAATTAAGGAAGTGAAATTATGAGTGGATATATTAAAACAATGAAAGATTTAGAAGCAGCAACATACGGATATGGCGGAACAGGAAGCGGCAATGCCTTGCTTAAAGCAGGTGGAGTTGTAGGTGGTTTCGGTACTCCTCACGATACTAGTGCTAATGCATTTACGGGTGCAGCAGGTCTAGGTGATTTGTACAACCTACTATACGGACAGAAAGTTTGGTCTGTATTAAACCAAGAAGTAAACCCTCTAGCAATGCTTGCTAAGAGACCTTACACATCAAGCGGTTGGAGAGTTTTGAAATCACGACCTATTGGTGGTAGTGATGCAGCATTCGGTACAGGTACTAATGCAGTTACCGCTAGTATTTCATCAGCAGATGCAGCAACTCCTAGAGCAGACCAAATTGGTGGTGTCGGAGAAAACGCAACATTAGGTGGTGCAGACGGATTTAGAGCAATCGCTCCTGAATATACTAAACTATATGTTAGCCCTAAGACTATTGCACATCTATTCGAGTTCTCAGAACTAGGAATGGAAATGGCTGCAATTGATGATGGTGTTGGTGATATTCGTGCTATCGTTAGAGAAGACATGGGTAAACTACACGCAGAAGTTCAGAGCAAAATGTTAGTTATGCCTCTTGAGAAATACTCAGAAAACGGTACAACAGGTATTGAGAAGAACTACACTTCTTTAATGAAGATAGTTTCATCTGCGGTTGAACTTGCAACTATGGCTGATGATGACGTATTCTACCACAACCAAACAAATAACGGTACAGCAGCACAACTTGCTGATGCTACCACTATCTTTGGTTCAACTAGAACTGTTACTGTTAACACATCAGGCGGAAGTGGAGCATACACCTACACTGGTGTTCCATCTTTCCTAGATGCAGAAGTTGATTTTGGTGCAGGTTATACATCCGGTGAATGTAGAGTTCTAACACTAAGTATTCTTAATGATATGATTAGAAGAATCCGTACTAACGGCGGAAACCCTAAAGTTATCATTACAGGATATGATACCATACAGAAAATCTCTGATTTACTACAATCACAAGAGAGATTTATGGATAGGAAAGAAATTGTTCCTTCCCATAATGGTGTTCGTGGTGTTAAGGGTCAAGAAGTTGGTTTCAGAGTTGCAACATACTATGACATACCAATTATCCCTGCTAAAGATATGCCGTCAACAGGTAAGTCCACATCTAACAGAATTAGTGATATATTAGTTCTAGATACAGACCATCTATGGCTATCTGTAATGAAACCTACACAATACTTCGAAGATGGTATTACTAGTGGAAACCCATTCGGTGTTGGTAAACTTGGAAATCAAGGAATGTACCGCACTATGGGAGAAACTTGCTGTTCTTTCTTCAAGGGACAAGGTAAAATTACCAACCTAAAGAGTGCTTAAGGTATTCGATAGTAAGTGAAAACGTAAAGTAGTAGTCTCTACTCCGAAGTATCGGGGTAGGGATTACTACCCTATAAAAAAAAGGTTGATAATTATGGCTTTAGTAAAATTGAAAACACATAGAAATGGCGAACTAGTAATAAGAGGGGCAGGGGAAACACTGTATTCCATTAATGCAAATGCTCCTTGTGAAGTACCTGCAAGAATTGCAGCATTGTATTTAGGTGATGAAGCAATAGAAATTGACTTTACAGAAGATGATAAAAAGGATATTGCAAACTTACCTGAAAATAGAGTAAAGGCAATTCGTAGGCACTTAGGTGTTGAAGGAGATATTCTTGATATATTGTATCCTAAGAAGGCAAAAGTTCCTGTAAAGAAAAAGGTCGAAGCAGTTGTAGAAAAAGCAGTAGAGACCGTTACTGAAACTGTATTACCGAAAGAAGAAAACATAGTAGAAAAGAAACCTACTGCTAAGAAAACACCTGCAAAAAAGAAAACACCTGCAAAAAAAACCACAACTAAGAAGGAAGTGAAGTAATGGTTTCCGCAGGTAGTCCTGTAAAAACTGCAAGTGCAGTAGTAAATGATGGTAGATGCAAATTAACAAGTATTCATTTTTGTTCTACTGGAACTGCTACATTAAAAATATACGACCATAATACTACTAGTGTCGGTTCGGCAGATGAGGTTGCTAGATTAATTCTAACTGCTAATTCTACAATCGAATTTGATATGCACAATAGGTCAATGGGAACAGGAATAACAGCAATTCTAACTGGTTCAGGCGGTTCATACTCCTGTTCTTGGAGTTGATATTATGCCTAGTATTGATACAGATACAAGATTAGTAATGACTATACTTTTCGTTGGTGCTATTAGTGGCACTAACATTTATTTTTACACTATATATGGAATTGACTTTCCATACACCGGATTATCCCATGCAGTATTGTTTGGAATATGCACAGTAGGAGGGATAATGTTATTGAAAGCATTGTTTGATTTAATGTTAAATGATATTATAGAAGATTTTTTATTACAAAGAAAAATAGATGCTTATTGGAATAGGAAAGCAAGAGATGAAGAAAATCGTAAGAGAGTTAGAGAATCACTTAGGAGTTTTAATCAATCATTCGGACAGCCATTTTATGGGGACTCTAATCTTCCAGTAATGCAACAACCACAACAACAATTTGATGCGAATACTATTAGCCCAACATTTTTAACAGGCTTTAATGAGTAGGTGATTATATGGTAGGAGAAATCCTAATGGGATTCGATGAATCCACATTAGCCTATGATTTACAAAGAGCGCATTCTGCTGATATATGGTTCTTAAGAGCGAGGTTTTTTCTTTGGAGTGGGATTGCTTGTGTTACTAGTTTTTTTGTAGGTCATGCTATATCTTTATTTGGCTATAATTTATATTCTTCAACTTGGAACGGAATAGTTAATTTATTTCATCATTTGGTGTGATAAACAATGTCGGTAATGGCGGGCTTCGCTATTCTGTTAGTTGAGGGTATAAACAAAGTCTATCAGAGATTACATTCTATACCCTTTGGGGTATATGGTGCTAGTAAAGCAGGTAAAACTACATTACATCATCAACTAAGAACTAGAGGTGAAGTTCCATCTATTACAGATAGAACTGTCGGGCTTCATCGAGCATCTAGAAAATTTGTAAAATTAGACGGTGATGCTCATACTGTTAAAACTGCTGATGTTGGTGGTGAAACTGTATTTTGGCAAGAGTGGGTAGAAGATATGAGAACTCGAAAAGTTAAATATATTATTTTTATGTTAGATGATAGGCATATGGATAAACACTATGATATAGAACAACAATTATGTTGGACTTTTTTAGTAGATACTATTTGTAGTCCTTATTGGAATGTTGGTGGAAAAAAGAAAAAGAAAAAGTTACATGATTACCCCGTAGCAGTTGGTCTTTGGGCTAATAAACATGATTTGTGGAAAGACAAATATGATTATGAGACAATAGAAAAACATCCAATATTTGAATCCTTTAGAAATGGTATGCAGAAGTTAAATGATAAGGGAATACCTTGTTATAAATATATAGTAAGTGCTAAATCTGATTCAGAGATGGTTTATAGAGGAATCCTAACAATGATAAAGGACTACTAGTGGGGTATTATCACATGACAATGAATTATAGCCCACCAAATTTAATCGGCGCACAATCAGCCCATGTGGGGGCTAACCCATATTTAGATAGATTTAGTTCTGCTAGAGCAGCAGGTACAGTAATCATGTATGAATATAAAAACATAAAACCGAAAAAGAAATTAAAAGAAATAATTAAAGTTCTCATGCCTGAAAAAAAGACTTTCTTAAAGTTCCCATACAAATTTAAATACAATATTAAAGATAGATGTGTAGTATGTGGTTCTCAGAAAGTTTGGGAATCAGGCGATACAATGAGACCCCCTTTACCTTTACACAAAGTTAGAAAAGGTTATCCAATGAGAGGAACTTACTGCAATAAACACGCATCAATACATAAACAATACGAAATGTTAGAGCAACAAATATTAGCAGAAGAACACGGTCTTTCTTTTAGTGCATATATTCCATCTGCTAAAAGTTTGAACCCTGTTAATTTAGTAACATCAAGTCCAATGACAACATTAAAACAAGCCGATATGCAATCTCTTTCTGCTATGGGTTGGACTATTAAACCTCCCAATAATGCTATTGAAAATAAAGAAGAAGAATTATTTAGATTAATTATAGAAACTAATAATATTAATGAAAGAGTCAAAACTCTATTAACCGAAGGCGTTAACGTTGTCAATGTTGAAACAGTGGGGGAGTGATTAATGGGATTATTCGGAACTAGTAATGGAGCATTAGCAACACAAATCGGCGCACAGCAGCAAACCCAATTCAAAGCAATGAACAACCTTCTAACTTTACAGGAAAATCATGTAGAAGATTTCTTTCAATATCATGGGGAATCATTCTTACGTACACTAGAAAAATTAATTGAAGATACTGTTCAAAGAGCAGTCAGTCAAATGTTAGTTAAATTAGAATTTAGTCAGAGTTCTAGTGGAAATTTATCTATTACTCCTGATGCATTAACTGAGTTCACAAACATAACTCAGGAAAATATTGATTTAGATATACAGCAACTATTGGCTTCTGCTGTTAATAGTGAAGTTGTTATGCAAAGAAGAATGGCTAAACAACAATATCTTGAGGCGCAGGGATTCAGTTCTCCACAGCAACCGCAACCTCAAACTAATACTATGGGTGCTATGGGTAATATGGGTGGTATGAATCCTCAAGGATTAAACCCTAATCAAATACAAGGTGGTAACATGAGTACGAATTTTAACAATACTCTAAACCAACAACAAATGGCTATGAACAACGGTAGTGGTTATCCTATTCCTCCTAGTGGTTATGACAACATGAATAATCCTTATTGGATTGACCCGCAAACAGGTCAACCAACATATACTCCACCTCAAAGTGGTCTAGGTCTAGCGCAAGGATTGGGTAAAGCAGTTGCATGGGCTAAATGGCTTGCTTAAGGTGGTTTGATGAATGGCGACAAAAGGAGTATATATTAGTAATGAATTGGATAGAACCCAATTTGTAAGATATCTTTTGACCGAAGAACAAATAGAACTATTCAATACAAAAGATTTCTCTTCTTCTAATAAAAGAATAGAACAACTTTTTTATAAATTTGCCGCCGATATTTTTTATAAGTCAGAACCTTCACCTAACAGTTTGTTGAAAGAAGCCAATCTTTCTGTTAGAGGGTTGAGAAATGCAGATGAAGATGATTTCTCTAAGGATTATCCCGATGTAGAAGAAAGAAAACGTAAGCCAAAAGAGTTAGAAAATTTAATAAAACTAATTATGAAAAAAATAGGAAAAACAAAATTACATACTTTAATAGAAAAATTAGCCGCTAAAGGTTATTTTACAATATATAACGAGTCTAAAGAACAGAAGAAGAAAAAATTAACTTATGACGATTCAAAATATATTTTTACAGTAGCGTTATTAAATAGGGCTAAAGAATTAAATTTTTTAACTAGTCAATTTACAAATGAAAAAAGAGTAAAACAATTATTAGAAGAAACGTATGATAAACCTAAACTTACTAGTGAAGAATTAAAAGATATGAAAGATAAAATAAAAGAAAAAATACTAGACGATAAAGACGTTAAACGAGAATCTCTTTCTTCTGAATCTGAAAAAGATGATTTTGATAGAACACTAAACGAAGAAATCGAAGAAAGGTTTGAAGAACAATTAGCAACTTTAGAAGAAGTTGATAGTGAAGTGGGTAATTATGGTATTATAGATTCCTTTGATAAGGGGAAACCTATCTATATTCCTGAGTTGCTATTAGCAGATGGTGTTATTACTACTAATATACAAACAACGGGTAAGGGTAAAACAACAACTGAAAGTTCTATTGAAATTGTTATAGACACTAAAAAATATTTTAAATTAGCATTTAAAAAAGCCGGACTAGACGCAAATATATTAGGTGATAAATCTAAATATAATATACAAACTGTGCAAGAGGATACAACAAAAGAAAAATCAGACATATATCAAGAATGGCTTAAAAAAATAAGTAATAATAATGAAAAAATTACTTATCTAACAACGCTATTAGATACAACCGAAGAAGAAGAAGAAACGAACAATAGAATTAAAGAAATTTTTGGTGTTTCTAATTCAAAGTTTATTATAATGTTGCTTAAAGATTTGTCTGATGGAACAGACAATTTTGAGAAAAGAATACTAAGACAAAAAAGAGGAAAACGCGAGGGAGGTAGTTTTGAGGTTTCTGTTCTTAGAGAAATCTTAGATAATATAGACGATGTGTTAGCAGAAAAAACTAAAGATACTGACCAAGAAGATGAAGAAGATATAGAAAAACAACTTCTAAAAAGTGTTTTAAAAACTATAACTTTTTTAAAGAAAGAAGATTTTAGTGGACTTAAAGACTTTTTTGAACCTTCTTTTAGTAATGGGATTTTAGTATTAGAAAGAATATTTAGTGATTTAGACCAAAAGAATAATACTAATTCAATAGAAACACCCGCAGTTGAAAAGTATAACGTTTTATCCTCGTTAACTGGTAGTAATTATATTGGTATTACTAAGTCTCAGGCTTACGCAAAATTAAATTCTGAATATAATAAAATTAATGATAATAAAACTGTTGCTAAATTAATCACAGAAATAATCTCATCAAATAAAAAAATAAATAGTGCTTCAATGTATGATATTAAAACTGCTATTGAGAGTATATTAAGACCACAAAATCAAGAAATAATGATGGGAAAATATAGATTTACGTTAGCGTTTACTTCGAAGTCTGGTAAAGAGGCGTTAAAAAGTAAAGAAAAATTTGAAGAATATTTAAATTATGATAAAGATTATGGAATACAACTTGCTACTGCTACCACTGGTAAAAAACCCAATGAAAAAATGAAGAGATTGTTATATAATAAAGAAGAAATAATACATCCTGATATAAATACAATATATGATATGATAACGGACGATATTATACCTTTCCAAAATGAATTGCATAGAATATTACAAAAGGAAAGTTATTATTTTACTAAATCTCCTAGAGAAATAAAAGAGATAAGTAGTGATTCTGATTGGGATGATGCCGCTTTTAATATAACAACTTCTCTTTTTAATACATCGGGAAGAGGTCAATCTAACACTACACCCGAAAAAAGAATACGAACAATGATAAACGTGTCGTATAGAGATTTTAAAAATATGAATAATTTAATGAATGATATAACAATTAGGACAAAGAATGATAAAATTATTACGTCTCAGAATATTGAGGAATTGAGAAAGAGTAAAAACCAAGAAGATATTGATAATTTATTTTTATTGTATTCAAAATATATTTCAGGCCTGTCAAGTTTGGGTGTTCCCGTTGATTCAGATGAAATGAATATCGGGATTGAACAGGAAGTTGCAGAAGAAAATACAGAAAATGCAAAAGAAATTTTTGATGAATTTAAAGAAACAGAAGCATATAAGTGGTTTACAAGTGAAGAAATTAAAAGGTTGCTTCTTCCTCAAAACTCATATTCATACACACCAAAGCCCGATGAATATGTAACTGGACGTAATACTAGACAACAAACATTGGAAAAATCTATAAAAAAAGAAGAGTTTATGGAAACAGATATATTTCCTTCGTGGTTCGATGACGGCTATCAAGGGTATTACAAAAATATTTTAAGAGGAAATTTTCAATATAATAATGTTGATTTAGACATATTAAAAGATATGATTAAAAAAATAACAGAAGCATATGAAAATAAAGATAAGAATAAAGGTGAAGTGTTAAGAAAATATCAATTAAGTAAAATAACAAAAATGTTTGTTAAATCTGTTGAAGAAATAGAAAGTGTTGATGAAATTAAAAGTTTATTCTTTTGGTTAAAAAAAACTGATAGAGATAATTTAGTGGGTCTTTTCGAGAACTTTTTATTAAAATTAGAAGACTCTGAATTAACAGAATCGGGAACAAAAAAGATTGATAAAATAAAATTTGAATCATTCAAAAAGATATTAAATTTAGGAAGTTTATTGAGAGAAAATAGACAAGGTAAAAATAGTTATAATATGGTTAATATAGAAAGAAGTTTAACTCAATTATTTATAGAAGAAATACTACCAAATAAAAGGGGAATCCCTAAATTAGAAATAAAAAATAAAGATAACAAATTAATAGCAACTTTACCTAGAGGGATGATAGCAGGTTTAGGTAAGATAAAATACATTCCATTCATATCTTATAATTCTAAGACTAGTGAAGAATTAAAACTTTTATCTCCATTAAGCGCAATGTCGGGGGATGATGATATTGCAATTTCAGGTTTTGGTAGGGGAACGAATTTTGGTTCTTCAAGACCTAGTAAAGTAGGTTCTAAGAGTAGTAGTATGAATGATAATACTAGAATTTTATCCGCAACTAGTAAATACAAGTTAATGGTGGAGTGATTTAAATGGCGAAAGTTTCCTCCCCAAGTGATTTTACAAATATTGATGTAAACTATAATATTGGTTTCGGACATTATACTACGCATACAGATGTTTCTAATCTATTACAAATTGGTGCATTTACTGATTCGACTACTCCAACAAGACAAGAAATTGGAAAAATTATAAAGAGAGTAGAAGAAAAAATAGACGGCGGTATAGGACAATCATATCGTCCTATCATACATAAAGATGAATACTTTTCATTCGATGGATGGAATCAAGGGGCTTATCCTGTATCTACATGGAAAGACTATGTTGGTTTTGTGCAATTGTCTCAACCTAAAATTCGTAAGATAGTAAGGTTGGAAGTTTGGCAGGGTAATGAATACAAAGATTTGGCATCTGCTACTGCCAAAATAACAGTTCCAACTTCAGTAACAAATAGTGCTTGGAAAATATCCTTAACAGTAGGAACATATACATTTGAGTTAGACGAAGCAACAGATTTCTTTGATAATTTTGGGCCAAAAACTACTGCTAGTCAAATAGTGGATACTATTAATGAAGTGTTCCCTGCTAAAACAGCAAACTTTACGGGTGAAGTTGCGGCTAAATCTGTTACTGCAAATGGAAATCCTAATGTTAACATTTCAGATTTCTTTTATGCAACTACTGATTCAGAAGATAGTAAAACTGTAATTATATCTTCTTTGTTAATGGGTGAAGATGGTTCGGCTTGCACTATAACATCAAACTTCGGAACGGTGGCGACATTTACAGATAATCAAGACCAAAATAGAATGGGAGATTATTGGATGATAAATGATGAAGGAAAAATATTTTTTAGAAGAGAGTTTCCTTATGTTCAAAATCACTCTATTAGAGTTACATATGTAGCAGGTAATGGAAGAGTCCCTGCGGGAATACACGAAGCGGCAACGAAATTAGTAGCGGCAGAAATAATACGACATGATGATAATTCTATTATAATAGCAGAAACAGGTTCTAATATAGATTTGAAAACTAAACATGATATTTTAATTGAAGAAGCGAATAAAATTATTGCAGGTAAAAAGAATCTAATACATTTTATATCGTGATATTATGACAAACTATCAAGCATTTTTGACTGAAATGTTAAGAATACAAGTGGAACGTAATATTATATTGAAAGAAATGGAAGGGATTTTAGGGTTTGATATTAGTTTATCTGATGAAGAAATGCAAAAACACGCAATAGAACTTTTACAGAAAAAACTATTCGATGATTTGGAACGGGAAGCATATATGTTCTTAACAGGAAGAGAAAGAAGAGGGTAAATAATATGGATGAAGTGAGTTTTATTGTTAGATTACTTAATGATAATTGGGCTGCTACTGCTACAACTCTAACAAATAATGGTAGTATTGTAGCGAGTCATGCAGTAACACCTAAGTTTATTGATGTTAGGTCTATTGTTCCAAAGGAAGGAAGACGGGTTGATGTTGATTCTCAAGAGGTAGTTATTGTTTTTGAAGATAGTGCTACAACAAGTTATCCTACAATAGATTATGCTGTTAGAAATGAAACATTTAATTTTACTTTACACATAAGAGTTTTGCATAGACGAGATTTTCCAAACGCTACTTATTCTAGGGATAGATTGCAAGCATTGTATAGAATTGCACGATACATTTTAGAACATAACTCTCTACGTCCAACTGTTTATGTTGGTGGGGGAACTTCGGGAACAATAGAGGAAAGTGGAGAATTACTAAAGTTAACAAGCAGAAGCGAGGCTAATGATAGAGGTAAAAGACTATTAGGGTATAAGTTATCAGTGGAAATGAAACGGTTTGGTCGCAATACATAGGGTGGTTAAAAAATGGTAAGTAATGAAGTATTTGTAGGCGCAGGGACAATGGCTACGTTAGTGCCGGAAATGGATATGTATTTTGATGATATGGTAGTAACTTTTTCTAATGGTAACAACGTTGCAGTTTTAGAAAACACTGATATTGCTAGGTTTAAGTTATTAACAAATCTATATGTTGGTTGTAGAGCAAAAGTTACTGATACTTCTAGTGTAGTGTATCATGTGATGATTACATCGAATACTGAAACCAGTTTTACCTTTGATTCTGATGTATCGGATATTACTAGCGGTACTGAAACAGTACACGTTAAACTATTAGCATTTGGCGCACCTGTTATAGCACATTCAACTTCTAATCAAAAATTACTTTCTGATAATTGGTTAGGATTAGTTAATTCTTTTAGTCCACCAAGCGTTGATGTTGAAACAAAACAATTAGCATTAATGGGTGGAAACACAAGGAATCTATCTTTACAATATAGAGGTTCTGAAACTGTTAGTGGGGGTTCTTTGGATTTATCACTGAATAATGGTTCTTGGTTATATTATGCTTTAGGAAAAGTAACCGCTTTATCAAACAGTAATGGTTCTTCTGAGGCTTGGGATGGAAATACCACAGAAACCTTCATTTACAATAATGGGGGGGTTGGTATTTCGAGAGTAATATTGGATGGACTTGAATATCCTCCTCTTTCGACAACTAACGATACTGTTGAAGCGGTTCATGGCAATTTAACTAATTATGATGAAATTGCTAGTTCTGACGTTTTAACATATACATTCGGAGAAGCAAATGGTGCTTCACTTCCTTCTTTCGGGTTAGATGTGTCATATAGAAAAGCAGATGTGGCTGCAACCACTGCTGTTGATAATCTGACCCCTCATGAAAATATTTATTCTAGAATATTTACAGGATGTCAAGTTAACACTTTAACACTTAATTTTGAAGAAGGACAGGAACTAAAAAGTAATCTGTCTTTAGTTACTAGGAGAGCATATGATGTTGTTACTGATGGAACTACCGATTATATTCCACACAACGGAAAACTAAATCCTAGTGATTTAAAGAACTTTAGTGCTACTGCTTCTGATAATTACCCGTTCATGTTTTCAGATGGTGCTTTAACTGTATTCGGCCAAACCTTTGGAAGAGTTAAGTCGGGGTCTGTTACAATTAATAATAATATTACCCCACAAAGATATATTGGAAACACAAACAGACAGGTTATGAACGAACACATACCTGCACAAAGAACATATGATATTAATATGTCAGTATTAATTACAGATACAACACTTTGGGATGACTTAAGAAAGGAAGATGCGGAAGTTACTGCTGCTGATAAATTGCTTACTCTAAACTTTACCAAAGATACAGGAGAATTTATAAAAATGTCATTTTCAGATTACATAATTCAGACTGTTGATATTCCTTTCCCCGAAGATAAGGGTGCAATAGAAGTATCGTTTACAGCATCAGCAAGAACATTAGTTGCAAACTCATGCCAATACAAAGGTAAATGGGCTTTAATGCACTAATACGGAGGACTATTAAATTAGATAATAGTTCACAATATCAGATTCCACTAACATCGTTTGTTTGTTAGTATATAGTTAGGTGGAAAAACATGGTAGAAGAAAAGAAAGCAATAACAGATAAGAGTAGGCTATTTGCCGCAGTAAATACAGAATGCCATCACATAAGGGTAGCCCCCGATAGTGATGAATACCTACAAGTTTGGATTAAAGAACCAACTTGGTTACAGGTAGAACAAGCGTTGTCAAGCGTGATGAACATTGATTCAAACAGTAAATCTTTTGATTTAGATTTGAATAAAATGTATAGATTCATGGTTGAAAACTTTGTTGAAAAAACAGACCCAGTTTTAACGTCTGTTGATTTACTACGATTAAGTCCTTATGTTGGCGCACAACTTAAAGAAATTCTCCCTAATCCTTTCACCGATATGATGGGGGATGATACGGGAAACGAAAGTTAATTCGTAGGGCATTAAAAGGTGGTAATGTACCGCCAAATATTGCATCACGAATAATGATATATACATATTCAACAACTTTCAGTATTAGTCCTTTAGAGGCTTATTGTACCCCCGCTATTTTAGTAAAACAAATGTTAGAAGTTCATGGTGAAGTTAAAAAAATAGAAGCAGAAGAAATGGAAAAGGCAAGAAAGGGGTGATGTTATGGCAGACGAAGTAGTAGATAAAATCTATAACATGAAAGATGCTTTTGACGGATTACAAGATTCTGTTAGTGCATTAGAATCAGTAACAAAAAAGATGCGTCATAGTACTATGTGGAATGTTGTGAGTAGGATGTCTTCGGGTATTTTTCCAGATTTTTGGGCTTTACAGAATAAGTTTAGAGGCGCTGCGATATTTATAAATGAACAGTTAGCGAAGGGTAATAAACAATCAAAAAAAATGTATGAATCAATAGAAAAAATGTCAAAAATGAAAGAAATGTCTGATGCAATGGATATGTTTAAAGACGATTTATTTGGTGGAGAGGATTTTAGTAAACGTACAAAAAAGGATTTACAGGGATTAACTAAGACTTTAGAAAAACATTTTAAGGATTTTAAAGGCATAGAACATTATCTTTTTGGAGATAAATTTGATGAAACAAAAAAGGCTCATTTAGTGCGGTTGTTAGAAGTTACTAAAGGAACGTTAAGCGGTCAATATCAAAAAATTCAATCTCAAAAAGATATTGCTGAAGCAAGAATACAGGAAATGGAAGATTTTGATGAATATGTAAAAAGTCGGGGTTTAAAAAAAGGGGACAGGACTATATCTCCATCTATGGAAAATCCTGATAGTCCTTTCTTTTTACTTAGAATGAAAGTTTTACGTCTTCAATTTAAAGCAAATACTATGTGGACTAAAATTAAAAGTTTTGATTATATGAATGCAATAAAGGGGGCGGGTATATTTTTCTTTAAAGCACTATTAGCCTTTAGTGCAATTGTTTTAGGTTTATTTATGTTAAAGAAAAGTTTTGATTTGTTAAAAGAACCTTTGGGAGAAGCATTTGAATCAATAAAAGAACAAGTAATGTGGGTTTTGGGTGGAATATTTAACACACTATCTGATTTAGGAAGTGCCTTTGTTTTATTGTATGATGGGTTTGCTAATGGTGAGTTTTTCACTGTTATTGACGCACTATTACAAATTTTTGCAGGGGTTTTTAAATTAGGATTACAAGTATTAGGGGGAATTATTTGGCTAGGTGTTTCTTCTATTGTTATTGTTCTAGGTGAACTATTAGAACACGCTGTAAGTAGCAGTACGAATTTTTACAATACTGTTACAGGAATATTATTGGCTGTGGGGGTAGTGGCAGGTTATCTTGTGTTTATTGGTTCGACAATAGCAGCATTGCCATACTTAATAGTAGCCGGAATAGCGGGTGTAATAATGTTGGGAATTAAAAGTATTATGGGTTTTTCAACAGGGGGGATAGTTAATTCGGATATGCAAATAGTTGGAGAAAGAGGTGCTGAATTAGTATCTTTACCTAGAGGTTCTAGGGTACATTCTAATGCAGATAGTAAAAGAATGTTAGGAGGTTCGGGTGGCAATACAATTAATGTTCATGTTAATGGCAGAGTTGGTGCATCTGATGCAGAAATACGAGATATAGCAAATAAGGTTGCTAGAGAAATTAATCTAAGAATGAGCAGAACAGGTAGTGGGGTGAATAACTTTTGAGTGCTAAAAATCCAAACAAAATGGTGATGTTAGAATTATCTAGAAGAAACGAAATCGGTAGTGATAGTACTACTAACAGAATACCTTTACATATTGAATCCATCACAATTAATACAAATAAAACTGTACCTAATGTACCAATACCATTTACAGGTGCAATAAAGGGAGAATCAACTAACATAGCATTTGATATGGGTCTTGCTTCTAAAACAATAGATTTACAGGGTGTATTAACAGAACAAACTATAACTAAACAATCTTCATCAACGGGTAGTGTTAAACAGGTAGTTATGACTTCATTTGAAATAGCACAATTAATACATTCATATGCAGATTCTAGCAGTTTACAAAGAGACCAAAATATTAACAAAATATTGTTCTTTTATCCTAGTAAGGTAGATAATGAGTTTGAGCAAAGAACAGTAAAAAAAGATAATACTACTGTTACTAAAGAAGTAATGGAAACTTTAGATATATCCGAAGTTCCAATTATACCGTTCACATTTAAAAATAGAGCGTATGACAATTCCTTTGCATTTGGTACGGGGAATACAATGGATAGTCCATCAACAGTTTTTGATGTTCAAGATAAAGAAGGAAATCGTATTGACATATCTAATAATCATACGGGTGTTTCGGGTTTTATACGTTCCTTTACAACCAGTATAATTGCTTCTGAGTTTCCTAGTATTGGTTTTAGTTTAAACTTTGAAGAGGCAACGGTAATAGGCGATAATTTCTTTGATTGAGGTGAAGAAAAATGGCTAACGTATATATTGGAGATTCTAAAGCATTAGTCTTTCCTGTTATGTGTGATGGTTATTTAAAATTAGATGCCGATACAGTAGGTACAGCCACGTCTAAAGGCAACTTTTGGAATCATACTGATAACTTTACCATTGAGGCAATTATAACACCATATGACGTTAATGGAAACGGCCATGCTTCTGCTGATGTAGATACAAAAACTTCTACAAGAACTCCACCAAGCCCTGCCGAAGATGAAATAGAAACTAACTTTCAAAGCGCTAGGTATTTTGGAACAGGTAATTTGTTAACAGACCACATAACAAATAGATTATCTCATAAAATGATGTTATTTTACAATAATAAGTTTAAGTTTTATTTACAGAATACTACGACTACTAATTATAATCAACCTGCTGAATATAAATTGTGTGTTGATTTTACAAATACTTCGGGATTGACTACTACTGTTTCTAGCGATAATTCTATTATAACTGCTGTTAATACTTTACACGGTTATTATGATTCTAATGGTTATTATGAAAAACATAATACTAGTTTGACTAAATTAACTTCTGTTGCTAGTATTACAGGTGCGTTACTTACATTTACTTCGGGAACGGATGCTGAAAAATTAGTAATATTAGATGAATTAGGGGCGAACAATAGTGGAGGTACTGAAATATTTAATAGCAGTGGTGTAAGTTTAGGAAAGGTTTTGAGTAAAAATACTTTAGGAACTAATCGTAGTGCTACATTATCCCTATCTCAATCTTCTACAATTACAGGAGATGTGTATGTTTCTCAACCTAGAGAAGCACTGTATTTAGAAGAAGTTTACAAGGTTTCTTGTTCGTATAGAAAGAACGGTCAAATAGAATTGTATGTTAACAATCAATCTATTAAAACTCAAACTCTTTCAGTACCTACGTTTGAGTTTGATTCAACTACCAATAATGGTGAATCTAGAATAGGTAAAGGGACTCTTACTAGTGAACAATTTATGGGAGAACTTTTTGAAATCTCAATGCACAAAGGAAAAGAACCAAGTTTAACACTCAATACTTTAACACCTAGTTACAGTAACATTTTATTTTATTATACATTTGGTGAGTAAATGTCGGGTCGAATGCTATTTCCTTTGAATACAGGTGTTAGTGAAAATGAAATAAGTATTAGCAATGGGTCTAATATTTACCGTAGTAGAAATAATACTAATAACAAAACAAAGGCTTTCAAAAATGTTTCAGTTAATCCTACATTATATACAGCAGGTTTAGAAAATGAAACAGGATATATAACAGCAAGTCCTGTTGAATCCATTATATTTACTGAAATAAGAAAAGCACCTAGAAAGGATGGAACAGTTCAAACAAAGATAGTAGCCACTACAAATAAAGAAACAACACCATCTTTCAAGGTAAAAATATATGATTCTAAGTTTGCCGATGAAACTGTTAATAATATTGCTACTAACCTACGAGCAACTTATCATTCTAGTTTAGATTTTCCTCCTAATAGAGTAGGTTTTGATATAGAAGACCATGATTATTTTATAATTTTAAACCATGATATTGTTGATACTGCAAGTGGTAGGGGGGTTGATTCAGTTAATGCTCATTTTGCTAAAATAACTAGAATAGTTTCCTTTGATGAGTTTGGTGATGGTGTAGAGTTCAGTCCTAAATATAATGGTGAAATACCAAAGGGAACTAAGTTTGAAATATACAAAGGTGCGGCAAAAACAGATACAGATTTGGTAGCAGTATCATACGGTCTTAGAGGGGATTCGTCTGCTACAACAGATAAATATGATAAAATATGTAACGTAAATACCCCTACGTTTTATTTTTATAATGATAGGTTGGAAGAAAAAGACCAATTAGATTATAATGAAAAATATACTGTAACATCTAGTAGGACTTGGAATAATAGCGATACTATTACAGCAATAAATGTTGTAGGGGGACATACCCAATATCAAGCAGGTGGTACTAATAATTACTTTACAGTTTCTTCTGCACATTATGATGATTTAGCAGAAGGTATGTCAATATTTAATGGAACAAGTTATTTAGGAAATATAGAAAAATTATATGGTAATGATAGATTTTATATTGACTTTTACAGACCTTCTTTAACATTATCTGCGGGTAACGGGTTAAATATTACTTTGAACATAAACGAAACTGTACAAAATGTAGTGTTCAAAACGGAAAGAAAATATGACAATACCATACAAAATAAAGGCAGAGGTTTAATGGATGCTATATTGGTTGATAATGTATTAGTTGATGATGAAGATGATAGTAATTTTGACCCTTTATATTGGAATAAAGCGTTTCCGCTAATGAAAAGAAGTTCTACCGATTCATATGATTTTTCCGGTAATGTTTGGACTGAAAGTGAAAATTTAAACGGGGCTATGAAATATATAACATTTGAAACTGCTTCTTTAAAGAATGATAAAATTCCTACAACACTAGATACAATAGTAAATAACCCTAAAAATAAAATGAGTAAAATGGCTACTGTTCTCACTTTAGATAATAGTGGAACTCAACATTTGAAAATTACAGAAGATTCTAAAATGGTAGTTAGAAATGGTTTATTTTCAGATAGTATAAAACTTAAAAAAATAGAACATACTGTTACTTCAACTGCATATGAAACTAATGTTTTAACTATAAATGGATTAACAGGAGAGTATGATTATGCTTCTATTCTAGCCGATGGTACTATTATAGAAGTTGAGGGGTATAATTATGTGGTATCTAATGTTGCTACAAGAGACTATACTATTACTACGCAAAAAATTTATTTAGATGCTATTAAGCCTGTTAATAATAATGTTTTTGTTACTCAACAAGGTGGGTTAGGAGGAAGTAATGCTGTTAAAATAGTAACGAATGTTGATTGTTATATAGTTCCTTATTCTAACAATAAACTAAATGTTGAGTTCGCAGCCGATACAACAGTAAGACACGACCAAAGCGATAGGTTGACTTTAGATAATAGAACGATAGAAGTTAAGAATACAAAATTATACAATTCAAGGTTATCAATAACTAATAAAAGAGGACATGATTTAAGAGTAAATTATGGAGACAAGACACATAAATATTTAACTGTTTTAGAACCTACAAAACAATATTATCAGAAAACTCCTATTTCTAGAATGTATTATTACAATGGTAGTTTCACATTAAATGAAGAAATATTCAACGGTAATGTGGAAGATATAGAATCTAAAAATGAAAATGGAATGATGACTTATACTATTTCAGGAAGGGATGAAGTTGCTAATTTACTTACGAATACTGTAAATAAAAATTTAAACTTTACAGATGATATAGTATATTCAACGTTAAATCCTCATATAGATAATATTACTTCTTTTCATAATTCAAGAGGAACAACTGTGAAAGATACGACAATAACAATAGAAGTTGACGGACATCAGACCTTTACAAAATATACATTATTCTTTAATTCATCTTATGAATTATTAGGAGAGTATAGTAGTGGTTCTCACTCAGGAGATAATAGCCTTGCATCGGGTAGTGAAAAAACTATTATTACATTGAAAGACAAGGCATATGCTTCGATAGCAGATAATACTAACATATATTATTACAATCCATTAGATAATTCTTCTAGATTTATTTCGGGTGTAAAGGCACTAGCAACTAACGTAAATGAAACAACTAGACCTACTGATTTCACAAATACTTCTGAAAAAGGATTAATTTTCAATAACGGATTAAATTTTACATATGATTCTAGTGCTGATTCGGGAAGTAATAACGGATTTACTTATTCAGATTTAAAATTAACTTCTAATAATGGTTCTTTTGAAACGGATGGTTCTTATGGTTATGATATATTGAAACCTTCAAAGGTAAATAAAAGAAATATTGTTAGTAATGGCATAAACGTTGATGAAGATATGCCTTCTAGTACATATTTATTAAAAATAGGAAAGGAGAAAGAAACTAGTATAGAATACACACAAAAAAATATTGTCTCATCAGAAATGTTTCATGTAATAGATGTTAATGATGTTAATGATTCTAAAAATATAATAACTGTTGCACCTAATTTTCCAATAGCATTAGGGGTACAGGATAATAATACATATGATAATAGGTTTTTATCACCAATAAATGATACTCTTAGCCACCACGCAGGTTTTTATTTATTGAATAGTAATCTTCCTTCAGGTGGTTTTGTGCATAAATTAAAACATCAATTTCAACATTATTTTGCACCCGAAGATACCTACAAGTTTATTGATTTACAATCATTTGAGAATCAAACTCTAATACCTTATGATTCATATACTTCTAATAATATTTATCAATCTGCTAAAAGGAAACATAAAATCAAAGGATATACAACAGGAATTAAGGTGTTGCCAAACGGCCAAAGAGATATGGCAAGTAATTATTCAGATATAACTTGGTTTAGCAGAGCAGATGGAACTAAAAATGTAGACACTACTATTACTTTAGGTAATATAAAAGATTTAGTTAACAATGATTGGAGAGCAAGGCCATATTCTTTGTATGCTACGGGAGACCTATATCCTACTTCAAAATTAAGATTTAACAATATATCATTTTCTGATAGGTCTATGAGTGAATATGGGTTGATGTTTGAAAACAAGGGAACAAAAGGTACACAAATTAATCACGACCATCACGGCAAAACAAACGCTACAATTAGAGATGATAACGATTATGAAATATCGGAAATAAAAAGTTCAACTAAAACAACAGGCCAACTTAAAAGATGGGGCATTGTTAGATTAGTAGAAGCAACATTTGATTGGCATTTCAATTCCGTAGATGCCGAATCTGTAAAGGGAATAGATGAAATTGAATTGTTAAACTTAAGTGAATATAAAAAATATAATAGTGGAAATACTAGTGATATAGATACCCATGATTTATACACCCAAAAAGGAAACAAAATTAACAGTTTAACAAAAATTTCTCATTCATTAAATATGTCTCAAATATATATGTTAAGTCCTAATATTAAAACTAGTTATTTTGATTATTCTTTATTAGAGAGAAATGGTAATGACTACAACCCACCAAATATTTTGTTACCCATAATTAGTGATGGTGGAACTTTAGAATCAATAAATAGTGAAAATGTTATAACAGACTCGGCTTTTCATGTGGAAAGAATAACTGGAAGTTCTCATACTGTGCAAATGAAACACACTTCTAAGGTATTATCTGCTTTGTGCAAACCATATTTACCCAACCACGATACATCATCAAACTTCACTCAAACCCCTTATGATATAAATTGGCCTAGTAAAGATATTTATGAAAATTGTATTGCGATATTTAAGGATATGAAATCGGGTAAAAAGAACAGCAAAACTTTACTTAAAATAACTAGTAGTCCATTAATATTAGATGATTTACCTAGTTTAGATAATAACATAGGAGACAGGTTAATTACAGGACAACCTACTGGTAATATTATAACTAACAACGCGAATAATAATACTAGTTCTAGTAATAATATGGTTTTTATAGGAACAAAAACTAAATATTATCCTTTTGATAATAGAGAAGGATATGATACGGACTTAGAATCTGACACTCGGTTTTATGCTCATGCTAATGCGTCAAATACTAGTGGAGAATTATATTCCGCACAAATGTTTTTGAAACCACAGTTTAATATTACATCTGATTTAGCATTAGGTGCAGAAATCACGTTTACTATGAATACTAATTCTACACATCATTGGTTAAACTTTGTACCTAATCTTACAGGATATTACATTGTCGGAAGTAAAACAATAGATGGAAACTTTTTGCCTACTTCTGAAAACGGTGCGATTGTAGGAAAAGGAACACCGAATTATATTGGAAAAATATTATCTCATACTGTATCGGGTAGTCCCGATGCACATACATTAACATTTGACAAGGCAATAGTAAATTCTACTGATGGAACATTTTTTAGATTGATGAGATTATCAGATACAGTCTTTGAAGAAACCCCCGATTATTTTGAAGTAAATGTCATGCAAGATTCTGGATTAAAATATGATACGATTCCCGAAAATTTGAGAACTGGAGAAAATACGGGTAAAGACCAATTTAGTGAAGGAATATATTCAATGTATATGTTGTTGGATATAGATAACACTAATATATATTTAGAACGAAGACAATTAGGAAACATTAGTACTGATTTACTTTCAAACAATGCTGAAATAAACTGTTATATTACCGATGGTATTAATTTACAAACTAAATCTTTGACAGTTACTAAAACTAGTAGTTCTGTTAAATTTGAATACGATGGTGTGTTAAATGGTGATGGTTGTGTTTCTTTTGGTGAAACTATTGATGTAACTATTCCTAAAAAATTATCAATAAAACCAACAAAATGTTATCTAGGAACTACATTTAGTATTGGTGGAATTGTTGAAAATGAAATAGAAAATATTGCTAAAGAAGCAGGGTTAGATTTGAACTACGAACAAAGTCTTAGAGATTATACAACTAACTTAGTTAATTCAGTTAGTGGAAATGTAATAACTTGTGTTGATAAACCAATTGATGTTGTTGTAGGAGATGTACTTTATACACAAGAAGGATATTTGGTAGGAAAGGTTTCTGCTGTAAGTGCTACTACTATAACAGTTGACAGTATAATTTTCGTGCCTTCTCCTTACGATGAACTAATTAGAAGACAAAGAAAAACTCATGTTTCCAATGTTAAATTTGAAGATACAGATTCTTTTAGTGCGATTAATTTCCTAGCAAATAAAAGAGGATTAGATTATAAAATATCTAATGGTGAAATAGTAGCGAAGAATATAGAAGATGTTCATAGTCTTAGGAGATTTTCTATTAACTATAAATCAGGACATAATTTAATTTCGGTGGAGAGTAATAAATCATTATTTGATAAAGCAAATAAAATAATTGTGGTTGGTGATGGAGTTAAGGCAGAATCAGAAATACCAACAAAGAAAAGAACAAAAACTATTCGTCATGTTGATTCTTCAATTAAATCGTTATCAGATGCAAAAATAAAGGCAATGCAACTACTGCAAATACATAATGCAGATATACGAAAAATAAAATTAAAATTACAAAAAAAAGGATTAGAATTATTAGAAGCGGGAGATATTTTAACTTTAGATTTCCCGAATCACGACATACCGATTAACGATTATCAAGTCTTTGAAATTGAAAATATTTTAGATGGAATATCAACTATTACCGTTGGAACTTTTAATAAAACAATTGCTGAAAGATTGGGAGAACTTTCTAGTAATCAGACTAGAAGTTCCCTTACTTTATTCGGTAAAAATTCTGTACAAAGCGTTGTAGGAAAAAGTGTATTTGATTCATTTACAATACAAAATGGCACAATAGAATATAAGATAACTAGTTCTAGTGCCAACTTAGGATTTGATAGTGCATTAGGTTTCGATACGTTGTTAGGATTTGGTGCAGGGTCAACAACATTAAAAACCTACAAGAGTGAAAAGGATGTATAAGTATGATAGTGAATACAGGTAAAGAAGAAATAATGGCGAATTATATTATGTCTAAATATACGGTTATTAAGATAGGTGATGGTTCGGATAGCACTTCTCCATCACAACTTAATTTAGACCATGTTGTTTATACACACGCTACTAATGTAACTCCGACTAGAGTTGGTTCTACTTTAATTTGGAATGTAGATTTCTTAGGTTCTCAAATACCAACTTCGGGAGTTAGTGAATTAGGTATATTCCATGACGGTACAGGAAGTGGTTCTAATGCGGGCGCAATGTTAACAAGAGTAACATTCACTAGCACAGGCGTAGTCGCGGCATCTGATACGGTATCTTTTACAATTAGAGTGGAGTTGAAATAATGGTTAACAATACAGGATTTATTAGTAGGTTAGGAGCAACAACGCAATTAGTTGACGGAACTGATGCAATACATACAGGTATAATTAAAACCTTAAATGTTGCAATGGGTCAAAATAGATTAATTAGTACAGCAGTTATTACTCAAGGAACTACTTCAAATTATACCCATTATGAGATAGAGAAAACTGATGGCGGTGATAATGCTTTAACTGCTATTAGAGATGGTATGGTTGTTTCTGTTCCAAATAAAAAAATAACAACTCACAACCCCGCTATTACTGCAAATGCTTCGGGGGGTAAAGATTGGTATGGTTTAATTGTAATTGCAGACGGTACAGAAAGTGGTGAAACGTTAAACAACTTGTATTTCAGAGAAGGGGCAGTAACAGGTAAAGCGAATACAAGTACTGCTACCGTAGCAGAATTAAAAAGTGGAGATATACCAATTGCTTTAGTTAAATATACTGCGGGTTCTGCTATTGGGGCTACTAGAGATATACAATGGTTGACAGGAAATGTACAAACTTCTAGAGGTTTTTCTGCAATAAATGGTGGTTCTGAAACTTTCAAAATAAATCCGACAGGAACTATTTCATATGGTTCTGCTACTATTACTCTTCCATCTTCAACAGGAACTTTAGCAAGAACTGCCGATGTAACTTCTTCAATTGCTGCTATTTCCACAGGAAACGGAGGTCTAATTCCATCAGCAGGTAGTGCCGGAGAGTTCCTGAAACACGATGGTACTTTTGGTACTCCTAGTTATATTGCTAATACTAATACTCAAAATGAATATGCTACGTCTTTTGTAGATTCTTCTAATGATATAATATTACGATTAACAGAAAGTGGCGCAGGTTCAGGCACTCAAGATATTAAGTTTGTAGCGGGTTCTAATGTTACACTAACACACACAGATGCTAATAATATTACAATTGCTTCTACTGATACTAATACCCAACTACCATTAATAGATAGCGATACAATGACAGGGGCATCCGCTACTAATGTCGCATCTGCGGAATCAGTTAAAGCGTATGTAGATAGTCAAGTATCGGGGCTAGTTAGTTCTGCACCTACTGCTTTGGATACTTTAAATGAATTAGCAGCAGCATTAGGAGATGATGCTAATTTTGCTACAACAACTTCAACTGCTTTAGGTAATAGATTAAGGATAGATTCTGCAAGTCAAAACTTAACAGCAACACAAAAATCTAACGCTATTACTAATTTAGGATTAGGTGCTGCTGCTACTTTAGGAACTGCTGCTATTGCTGATGGTGGTACAGGTTTGGCTACGGCAGACCAAATACATACTTTCGTAACGGGATTAGGATACACTACTAGTTCACAAATATCGACAGAAGCAGTACAAGATATTGTTGGTGCTATGTTTACTAGCAATACAGAAACTAGAGTTGGTGCTACTTACGATGATACTAGTGGTAAAATTAATGTTGTTGTTGATGACATGACAGCAGATACAAATAAATTTCTTTCCGGTCTATCATTAAGTGGAACTACAATAACTGCTACTGTAACGGGTGGCTCAAACCAAACTCTAGATATTGCATCGGTAAATACAGATACAAATACTAACATTGGAACTACTGATATTATTAGTGGTTTAACTGCTTTATCTAGTATAGACATAGCAAACGATAGTTTAATTTTCCGTGATAATAGTGATTCGGGTGCAGTTAAAAAATTAAGTTTAACAGAATTAATGGGTGCTGTAACTGAATCATTGATACCTTCTCTTTCAACTGCTAAAATAACAAGTGGAACTTTTGCTACTGCTAGAATACCTACTTTAGCACAAAGTAAAATTACAAGTTTAACTTCTGATTTAGCCGCCAAAGTCCCTACTTCTAGAACTATTGCAGGTAAGGCACTTTCTAATAATTTAACATTAGGAATAAATGCCGCAGGTAAATTAGAAATTAATGATGGTGGAACTGCGGTAGTTATACAAAATGCTAGTAATGCTGATGTTATATTTGATAATTCTAAAATAACTACTGCAACATTGGGATTAGATAATGTAACTAATGTTAGTCAAGCAACTATTCAAGCAGCAACTCTTACTGCTGCTACGGCCAGTGATGTAGGATTAGGAGACGTGGATAATAAATCTGCTGCTACTTTACAATCTGAAATATTAACTGCCGCTAGTGCTAGTGATGTAGGATTAGGAAATGTGAACAACACTGCTGATACTGCTAAACCAGTTTCAACCGCACAACAAACTGCTTTAGATTTAAAGGCTAATCTCGCTAGTCCTACATTTACAGGAACGGTAAGTGGTATTACTAAAGCAATGGTAGGATTAACCAATGTTTCAGATATAACTACTGCTGCTATTAGAGCAGGTGTAACTCATTCAGATGTAGGTACAACTGCTTCTGATGTAGGTTTAGGGAATGTAACTAATGAAAGTAAAACTACTATGTTTGACGACCCCACGTTTACAGGGGATATTACTATACCTAATGGTGGTAGCACTCAAAACTTAGTTACTGCTCTAAATCTTAATACTGCTAAGAATACATATCCATCAGCAGACGCTACGAAAGTAGGACACCTTACTGTTAATTCTGCACTTAACCTAAACACAATGTCTAGTAATATAACGACTAATGCGACTAACATAGCAACTAACGTTACTGCGATAGGTCTTAATACTGCAAAAGTTAGTTATACTGATGCTTCTGCTGTTTCTACTAATACTGCTAAACTAACTGCTAACGCAACAAATGTAACTGCTGCTTTGGTTGCTTCTACTAGTATTGATAATGATGACAAAACAACAATATTGAGTAATATTGGTGCGGGTACAAGTTCTTTAGCATTAGGAACAACATCTAGTACTGCTCTTGCAGGTAATACCGCAGTTGACAATGTAAGCGTAGCGAATCTTTTAGCAAGAGCAGATGATTTAACTACTAATCAAGCAACTGCATTTAGAACCTCTATTGGTGCGGGTTCTTCTGTTGATAGTAATGACTATGTTGATGCTGCTTCTTTTAGTAGCGGTACATTAACAATAGGTAGAACAGGAAGTTTAGCAGATTTAACTGTTGATATTTCGGGTGTTAATACAGACACGAATAAATTTTTATCAGGATTATCTCTTAGTGGTTCAACTATAACGGCAACTGTATCGGGTGGAACTAATCAAACTTTGGATATTTCTAGTGTTAATACAGATACAGTCTATGCTCTCACCAACGATTTAGCAGCATCAGAAATAACAGCAATACAAAACATAGGAGCAACTACAATTACAGCAGCACAATGGGGTTATCTTGGTGCTGCATCCGGTTCAATAACAAATACAGATTCAAATGTTTCTAAGGTAAACCTTTCAACAGTATTAGGAAGTTATACTGGTGATGATACTTTAAACATTGGTGATTCAGGTAATGATACCACTATTAATATCAAAGGTAATCTAAATGTTCTGGGAACAACAACTACTTTAAATAAGACAGAAATAGATGTTCAAGATGCTTTAGTATTCAGTTATGATACTGATAGTGGTGATGAAAAAACTACACTTCGTATTACAGAACCTACTGCAAATAGAACAGTAACTATACCCGATGCTGATTTTACAATCCCTACTCAAGATACCACATATTCAGCCGCGACAACAAGTGCGGCAGGGTTATTGACATCTGCTCATTTTGACATACTAGATGATGTAACTACAATTGGTGAAAAAATAGTTGCTACTACAAATCCTAACAATAATACTAATGGGTTATTAAAATTAACAAATACAAATGGGACTCTTAGCACAAGTTTAGATACTAATACATATCTAACTTCTGTTGTTTTAGGTGCTAGTAATATAACAGGTGCAGCAAATCTAGACTCTCTTGCTGCGGGTGATTCATTCGTAATACATGATACATCTAACTCTGCTCTCAGGGAAATGACTGTTGCTCAATTAACAACTTATCTTAACAGCACTTCTGTATTAACTAATCTTGCACCTATTGCACAATTAACTGCTAGTGAAATTAATGCAATGACTATTGATGCTGATACTGTATCTACTTTTACTGTTGGAAAGAATGTTCCGTCTAATGCTGTATTTACTGATACAAATACTACTTATACAGCAGGTAGCGGTTTATCATTAAGTGCAGGTAATGCATTTACTCCCGACTTAGCGGCAACAGATATTCCCAATCTAAACGCTGATAAAATTACTGACGGAACTTTCGGAACAGACAGAATTGCTGATGATGCAATAACAGAAGATAAGTTAGCAGATACATTACTCGCGGAAATAGATGCTAATACTCTTAAAACTATTCGCACTCAAGAAGAAATAGAAGATTTTGTAGGGGGTATGCTTGACGGAACAGAAACTTTCATTACAGTAGGATATGATGATGTTAATGGAAATTTAGACTTTGTTGTTCCTGTCAAAGATGAAGATGCTATGACCTCTAATTCAGCAAACCATCTTGTTACTCAACAATCAATAGTATCATATGTTGGAACTCAAATTTCAAATCTTGTTGATTCATCACCTGATGCATTAAATACTCTAAACGAATTGGCTGCGGCTTTAGGTGATGATGCTTCATTTTCAACCACTATGGCTACTTCTTTAGGGAATAGATTGAGAGTAGATGTTAATAATCAAAGTTTAAACTCAACTCAACAAACAAATGCATTAGCAAACTTAGGTGCTACTAATGTAGGAATTAAAGCGTTTCATATTGCAGACCCAAGCACAGGTTCAAACGGTCTTTTAAGATTAGGTAAAGATGGAAGTGGTGTTTTTAGTGCTACTTTAGACACTACAATAGGAACAGCAGGTTCAGTTACTAGTGGTTTGTTGGCTAATGATGCTGTTACCTTTACAAAAATGCAAAACATTGGTGCAGGTGAAACGGGTAATATCTTCTTAGGAAGACTTGCCGCAACAGAAGGTGTAATAGGAGAAGTATATGCACCAATGATTTCAGTAATTACTGCCGCGCATTCTACTGCGGCTAGAACTGCTTTGGGTGCTTCTACTTTTGGTGCAGAAGTATTTACATTAGCAGATACAGGTGCAATAAGATTTCTTAGAATGGATGCCGATAATGGTGTTTCAGCGTTAAGTGCTTCGGACTTTAGAACTGCTATTGGTGCATCTGCTAGTGGTGCATCTAACTTCGGTGTAGGAGATATTACAGGTGCTACGGCATTAACAACAGGACTTGCTGATACGGATGAATTAATTCTTAATGATGCAGGTGAAAATAGTGGTAGTGGCGCATTAAAGAGAATGGATATATCAGTTCTCAAATCTCATGTGTTAAGTGGTATAGAAGCGGGTGCTGATGTTACAGATACAGCAAATGTTACATCAGCAGGTGCATTAATGGATAGCGAATTAACAGCAATTGCTCATGTTAAAGCATTAGACCAATCTGTTATTAGTGGGGCAACACCTACATTTACAACTACTAATTTTACAAGTGGAACTGATAAGAACCTAATAACAGATGCTCAACTTTCATCAATTGGTGATATTGCTGCAAATACTGCTAAACAACCTACTGATGACCCTGCCTTTACTGGTAAACTAAAAGTTACAGGCACTTCTAGTTCAGACGGGCTACTTGTTTATGATGATATAAATACAGACGATTATTTAAGAATAACATCAGATACTACTAGTAATGTTCATAGGTCATATATTGCTAATGAAACAGGTAGTACTGGAACATTCGGTTCTATGGAAATTATTGGTGGCGATAGAGTATTGATAGGTAGTGCCGGACTCGGTGCAAACAAAGGAACTTATTTTTGGCAGGGATATGAAGGAGGAATAGCCCCATATCTAAGATTAACAACCCCTACTTCTAGTGGAACAATAGGAACTTCTGATGCTATTATAATGCCCGCAGTGGATGGAAAGGAAATTATCTTTCAACAATATGACGGTACAGAAGTAGCAAGAATAAAAGATAATGCTACCTTTGATATTCCCGATAGTAAATTATCTATTGCGGGTACTGCTGTTACTGTTAGTGCTACTGAATTAAATCTATTAGGCGGTTTAACTAGTATATCTTCTGCTCAAATAACGACAGAACAGGTTCAAGATATAGTAGGTGCAATGTTTGCTACTAATACTGAAACAGGAATAAGTGCAACCTATGCAGATGGCGGTGTAGGAGCAGGTAAAATAAATTTAGCAGTTGGTACTGCTCCAACTGCAACTGCACTGGAAACAGCAAGAACAATTAGCGGAGTATCTTTTGATGGTTCTGACAATATAATCTTAGTTACAGATAATACTGATAACACTAACTTCCCTGTTGTTTTCGCAAACGAAAGCACAGGTGCATTACATGATGATACAGGGGCTTTAAGATACAATCCAAGCACAGGAACATTATTAGTTCCTAATTTGAATGTAGCGGGTACAACAACACAAATAGACACAGTAACTATGGAAGCGGCTAATGCTATTGTCTTTGAAGGGGCTACTTCTGATGATTATGAGACTACATTAACTATTACTGACCCTACTGCTGATAGAACTATTACTTTACCTAATGCTAATGCGTTTTTAATTGGGAGAGACACTACTGACATACTAACAAATAAAACAATTGCTATATCACAAGTAACTGAACTTTCTAATTTAACAGCATCAGAAGGAGAGCAGTTAGAAAACATTGGTACTGCAACAATTAATGCGACACAATGGGGATATGTCGGTGCTTTAACTGCTAATAAAGTAATAGATTGGACGAGTAGTAGTGCGGGAACAATTCATTCTTCTAATTATACAAACACTACATATTCAGTAGGTGATGGTGGTCTTACAGAAAACGACTTTACTGATGCGTTAAAATCAAAATTAGATAATATTGCTGAAAATGCTAATAATTATACTCATCCTACACATGATGGAGATGATATAGATATTGATACAACATTATTATCGGGTGCAACTGTTATTTCAGATTTAGACCTCAATATAACTACTGATACATTAGGACACGTTACAGATGCTAATGCTACAATAGCCACAAGAAACTTAACATTAGCAGACTTAGGTTTTACAGGAGATGCTGATGCTACTGATGATTTAACTGCGCCAGAAATTAGAACTTTAGTTGGAACAGGTAATGGTGGTGTTTTGCCATCAGCAGGTACAACAGGACATTTCTTAAAGCATGATGGAACATTCGGAGCATTACCTGCTAAAATGGCCTTTACTGTAAGAGACAGTTCAGATACAGATGTTCTTATTCCTGATGGTAGATTTATTAAGTTTAATGAAGGTAATGGTTTAGATATTACCTTTACAGATGTAAGCACAGGAGATACAGGTACTCCATTCGAATTAACTTTGAAGGTTGCTGATGATGGTATAGGAGCAGACCAATTAAATGTTAGTGGTAATGGTAGTAGTGGTGACGCATTATTATCAGATGGTGATGGTTCTTTTAGTTGGGGTACTGCGGGTGATGCTACATTAGCAGGTACACAAACATTTAGTGGCGCTAAAACATTCACAAGTGATGTTAATTTGGATAATGCGGGGTTAAATATAAATAATCAATATTCAAGAATTAATTTTAAGAAAGACG